TATTCCTTTAAGAAATAATAATAATTGTTCTAATTGAGTTTTAGCGTTTTTATCCTGAATAATATAATCTTTAATGTTTTTACTTGCTATAAATTTGTTATGTTCATTTGCAATAATGTTTAATAATTGACTAGGTTGCCCACCTAAACTAATTGCAAATACATTCAATAATTCATATATAGGAGATGCCTTAACTTGGGATCTAATGTTATAATATTCATTTAAATATTCATCTAAACGATAAGTTCCAATTCTTGGAAATACATAATTAAAGAAATCTTCAATTTGATTTTCATCTAAATCAGTTTGTTCTAATTGATTCCTTATTTCAGCAAATTTAGATAACACTTGTTCAGGATCCTCATCTAAAGATGCTTGTAATTCATCTAACAAATTATTGAAGTTTTCATATCCAGTTATACTATAGTCAAATGAAACTGGATTTCCCATTAGCTCTAAGTCGGGATTATTTTTATATAAATTTTGAAGTCAGGTAATATAACGTTGTTTATAAGACAAACTATTTTCGTCTTGCTGTTTTTTAACAGAGCGTAATAAAGTTAATACGTCTAAATCTCCAAAATCTGCTGATAAATTATTATTTTTTAGATAACTATAAAAATTTAATATTGACTGAGCATAACTATCTATATCAGTTGTTGTAGATGATATTGGACGATGTAATATATCTTGTCCTTCAGTAGATATTGGATTAGTAATAAGTAATGCTGTATTTTCAGTATATTGTTTTTGAATATTCTGGAGTATTTCTTTTTCCGAAATTAGTCTATTTATTTCCTCAGAATTTTTTTCCTCATTACTTTTAAGTTCCTCTATTTTAGCATTAATAGCATCTAAGTTATTTGCAATTCTACCTAATGTAGAATAACGTAAACCGTATATATTATCCGCAACTTTTGTTTCGTCATTTATTTTTAGTAGAGAGTCTTTTAACTGTTGACTTAAATTTAAAAATAAATCGTATGCTTTATAAACTTTAGCTTTTTCATCTAATTGCGTATATGCACTAAAGTTTTCTTTAGCCGTTTTTTGTAAATCTTCATTTAGTAAATCTAAGTCTTTTCCATACATGGTTTTTACATAATCGTGCAGACCCATATTTACAAATGCCTGATTTATAGCACTATTAGTTGCAAAAATAGCTTGTCCAAAATAATATCCAGTACGTTCTCCATTTAATATAGCGTCTCTACGTGCACGTAAATTATTGATTTCTTGATTTAATTTTTGTATTTCTAAATTTTGTGCATTTTGTTCTGCAATTGCTTTTTGCGTTTCATTAGTAATAGGAGTGTTTGGAGTAGGTTGATTTAATTTAGATAATTCTGCAGATTTACGAACAATTTGTTCTGTAATGTTATTAAAATCACTAAATATTTGTGTAGTAACTCCTGATGCTAGTACGGCTTCGGCTACTTTATCATAAGGTCTCCCTTCTTGATCATATACTTGAAGTTTTTTTAATGTTTCATCAGATACTTTTAAACCTTCTGATGACATTAACTTATCTACTCTATCAATGTAATCAAGTAATTGATCATATACAACATCGTTTTGACTTTCTCCCTCCTCTGCATTATGAAACTTAATTTGAGTTTCATCTCCAGTGTTTACTAACTCATATGTTTTTCCTGATAAGTTTACATCGCCTAATTTGCCCTTTTTATGTAAACGAGCTAATTCATTTCTTATATCATCAGTACGTCCTTGACGTATTAAATAAACAATTTCTTGAGCAGTTTGATTATCAGATGTAGTAGCTAAATTACTACTAATTCCGTGTAATCTATTTTGTCATTTTCCATGTAGTTGAAATACGGGTCCTCCAATTGCACCTCCAAAGAAAGACATAGCATAACGTTGAGCAGCATCGCTAGCTGATCAACCAAAATCTAAACGTCTTTCACTTTTAGTCATATCAATGCCTAAAGCATCTCCTGCAGCAAACAAAGCTTTGGTTAAATCAGAAGTTACTTCTTCCATTACCTCTTCTGTTGCTTCATTTAATGCAGAATCAACTAATTCATTACTACTATACTTTGCAAATTGATTTTGAAAAAATTGCTTTCCTCTAACGATAAAATTGGCAGCTTGTTTAGGAGTTGTAACAGATCATTTTGTTAAGTTTTCTTTTACCTCTTGCGCTAAATCTTTAACTGCTTTTTTAGCTGGATTTTGGTCTAAATACGTTCCTTTGAATAAGAAATTTCTAAAGTAATCCATATTCATTAATCCATACATTCCTCCCATAACACTTAACATACCTAAACCTGCAACAGCATCAGTTGCTCCAGCATTTTTAAATTCTGAATAAGCTTGTTGAGAAGATGTACCTGCCATATAAGCAAGTGCTAGATTTCTACCTAATTTTTGTACTCGAACTGATTCTGGAGCTCCAGTTAAAATTCTTGGTATTTGTCCAATAACTCTTTGTTGGAAAAGTTGTAAAGATGTATCTTCAATCATCTTTCCAAGATTTTCTCAACTAAACATATTTTGTTGAGAATAATCAGAAACGTTAGAATCAAACCTAGCTGCATAACCTTCTATTTGATTTAATTTTTTAATAAAATCTGAATCATTATCTCCTCCAATAATTCCGTTAATACTTTTCATTAAAGTAGGAATTAATTGCGCTAATTCAGTTCCTGCAGATAAAGCTCCATACACTGATCCAACATATGGTATTAACATAGGACCTACCTTAAATACTAGTTTTGATATAGTTCCTCCTAAACTTTTATCTAAACCATCAGAATCAAAAAAATCATATTTGTTTCACGCAGATCCGTCTACTGTTAAAGTATCTTCAATACCTAAAACTTGCTTACCATATATTTCTCGATTACCTAATGTTTCATAATAAGTATCTCCATCTTCATTAAATTTGAGATCTCCTTTCTTATGCTGTAACGTTCGTCCATCAACTACATGTGTTCCATCTTCATCTCATGTAGCTAATACTAATGTAGGTCTATTTAAAGCTTTTCAAATTCCACCTTTTTCATTTGGAGTTCAATCTTCAAACTTCTGAGTTTCTCAATTAAATACTTTATTCTGTTGAGCTATTTCTCTAAAACTCATTGTTTGATTACCTCTACCAAATACATATTCTAATCCAGCAGAACGTCTTTCAGGATTTGCAACCTTTTGTATTGAAGGCAAATTATCTTTTACTTTACTTCCTGCAGGAGCAAAATAATCGAATGGATCATATTCATAAGTTTCTAAGAGTTTATTTTCAAACTCATTATTTGCATAATCATTATAGACAGTTAAGGCACTCTGATAGAAACGATTAAATTTATTTTCATCAAATTGTCCATTCTCATTTTTAAAAGCATCAATTACTTCAGGAATATTTTTATAATATTCTCTAGTATTTATACTTGTATTATCTGGAGTAATATCATTATTAGCAAAATCCTGTAGAGTCATATTAGGTTGGAATAGCAGTGTTGCAAACCAATCGTTCTTCTTATTCTCCATATTATTGCTTAAATTAAAAATTTGTTTTTATTGCATTTTGATTACGTTTAGCAATTGCTTGATTTAATATATCTCTATAGTTAGATGTTGGAACTAATTCATTATTTGATTGATATGTCGCTATTTTTGTATCTACAATAGGCATAAATATAGAAGATTTATACATACTTCACCTACTAGACTTAGCTTCATTTGCTGGTTTTTTAGATTTAGTAGAGAAACTCTCTCCATAATTGATTTGCGTATCATAATAATCGGTAATTTCTTTACCTTGTTCTGTAGGTAAATGGCTAATTCATTTCGAATCTTCATCTAAAGGCATTACTCTACTACTTGCATACCCAGTCATTATAATAAATGGTTTAACTGCGTTTGTATTAAATACAAAATTTCCTGTTTGTGAATCATAAGTTATATCTAAACCTAGAGTTTTCGCCTTTTCAAATTTTTCAACATTAGTAATATCAGGGAAATCGTTTAAAAATTTTTGAAATTCTTCAAATCGTTCTTGAGATTCAAAATCAGGTTTATATGACCCATCTTGCTCAATAGTATATGGAAGTAGTACTCTATTAACCTGACTCGTACCGTCTCACAATACTTTATTAATATCTATATCCCTCACTTTTTGATCTCCAAAATATATAGATGATTTATCTACAATTTTCCCGATATCTGCTTTATCAAGTAATTGTTGTAAATTGGTTTGAGGTACTATATTGCCATTTTTATCTACAGGAGCACCATATGATTGAGCATAAGCACTAATTGCTATTTTTGAATCTGCTGGACTTAGTAACATTTGACGACCTTCAATAATTCTTCCGTTTGCAAGAGCTTCTAATTGACTAAGCTCTGTTTCATCTGGTTTTTTAGAACTACCACTACCACTACTTAAACTATCAGTCATTTCTTTTTGGAATGCTAATTCTCTAGAATGTGTAGTATGTTCAGCTAACGCTAATCCGAGTAAATTTAATACTTCTGTTTTTGAATTTGGATTTCCACCTTCTGCCGCAGTTTTAACTCTTAAAGCATGTAACATGTTACTAGGAAGTGTAGTATATAGATACTCTAATGCTCTTTCTGTACCTTGATCTTTATTTGTTATTTTATAATATCCATCAGGTCCTCCCATTAATAAACTTCTAAAACCATCTTCGATTTGTTCCTTGTTTTTTAAGGTATATCCTTCAATCGTTTTAGTTCCAAAATCTTTTATAACACCTTTCAGATAATTAACAATACTTTCCATTCCAACTGAATTAGAAAGATTATTTAATATATCTTGTCGATATGCTAATTCAGGTTGATGTTCTCTTAAACTTAAGAGCTGTGAATTAGTTAAAGCTTGGTATTTATCTTTATTAGAATAATATTCTGAAGGATCTACTGTTGAAATTCCATCATTTTCAGAATATACATACATTCTACCTTTATCATCAACAGCTGCTTCTGCTCACGATCTTTCTTTGGACAGCTGTTCTGTAGCAGCATCATATAATTGTTTATTAAATTTAGTTCTATTTGCTAATGAACGTAGTTTAATAATATCTGAAACATTATAACTTTGATTAGCCGCCCCAAATAAGTTAGCAGAAAAATTTTTACTTTTATCTAATACAGCATTTGCTTGACGCAAAAATGTATCTACATCTGTTGGAATTCCATTTTCTGATATAATTTCTAATGCCTCTTTTGTAAATGTATCATCATTTGACAAGGTATTATTTGAAGTAGCAGTAGATATATTTCCTTGAACATTCTCATATGCATTATTAGGAATAAAGGGGGTATAGTATATACCCCCTGCATTATATTTTCTTATTTTCATGAGATGTTGCTTTTATAAATAATCTAACTATATTATTATTAAGTGATTTAACTGCTTCATTAGCAGCCTTATTCTGTTGTATTCATATTTCTTCGTGTGCAGGTCTGTGATAACGATTATATGAACTTACTTTTCCTCCTTTTCTTTGAGATAAAACGTTAGTATATGTTTCCGCATTAAATTGTGGACGCTTAAACAATGAATTATAGTAAGGAATTAATGATTTAACCTTTAAATTATAAAGTTGATTTTGGATACTATTATATTCTTCAGGTTTATATTCACTTAATCAGCTTTCAAAGGAATAATTATCTCGTATGTCTTTGTTAGCATCATCTTTATATCAGGTATCAAACTGGTCTCTATAAGGCTTCATCAAATCTCTCATTTGTCCGCTTAACTCGTGTTCTAATTTTCCTTGCAATAAAGTTGAATTAATAGCATTACGTTTTTCTTCATTTAATGCATTTTTAGCTCTTTTTTCCATTAATCAATTATTAAAGGATGTAAAATCATTAGCTAATTTGGAAGCTTTATTTTGTGCTAACTGCATATTAACATTAGCAATTATTTGTCTATTTTGATTAGCGACATCTGCTCTTACTTGAGCATAACGTCTTTTTAAATCATTATTTCTGTTTAAATAATCGCTAAATAATTCAGAAGTTTTTAATCTTCCTTCCAATCGAGTTTGATTTGCTTGAGATTGACCTTGTTGTTCTAAAGCATTTGCTAATACAGCATCAGAAGTGACAGGTTTATAGTTTTCTTCTCTAACTGCTTTATTTTCATAAGCAATAGGTACTCCATAAGTATTAAAACTATCGTAAATTTCTTGAGGTGCACTTAATGTAGCATTGTATCCAGATCTAATTCCCTTTTCTATTTCATCATGGAATTTACGATTATAAACTCTTGATCCTATTAATCCTGTTAAACTATATAGACTATCCTGATCAATTTTTGGAAGTTTTGCATTTATTGTTTGAGTTCCTCGTCCTAATTTTGAAACAAAATCAAATAATCCTCCAGGAGCAAATTTCTGGATTTTACCTCCACTTTTATGTGAACGTAAATATTGTATTAATTCCTTCATATCATCAGTTTCGTATTCTGTACCGCGAGGTGTATTTACAAAATATCTATAAGTTAAATTGCCTTCACTGTCTAGACCATCCTGTATTTTAGTTGGAACTATTTGATTTTTTATAGCTTTTTCTGTTGCTTTTTTTGATAAACCAATAGGTGTAAAGGATTGTTCTCTTCCAGCATAAGGTGAATGAAACAATAAAAATCCATTATTTAATGTTGTATTATTTCGCACCTGTCCATATACAGGAACCTGTTCTCCAGTTCATCCACTTTCTTTAGATCCAATAACAAATCTTGTTCCGAACTTGTCGGGGTTATCTATTTGATAACGAGCAATTGCTCTATTTCGCATAGTTTGCATCATACGTGGTCAAAAGCCTTTCGCAGTATATTGTGCTTCTCTAATCTCTCTTGGAGCTGCTTTGAAACGGTTAACAAACTTTTTACCTCTTTGTTTAGTAGAATCTGTTATTTTACTTACATTTAGTTTTGCTAATTCTGATTTACTAATTAATTCTTTACTTGCTTTATCATAATCAACTTTTCCATTCTCTCCAACATATTTTTCAGCTAATGTGGCATCATTTTTTAGTTTTTCATCAACTAAAGCTTGTTTTCTTGTTTCTATATTATTAACTGGCGTTACCTTATTTTCTTTTGGAAGTTTTTTAGTTGCTAAACGTTTATCAAATGCTAAACGTTTTAATCCTATCACAGATTGTAAACCAGTTGCAACATTTCTAAGATCATCTATAGTTCATTCTTTTCCATCTTCTGTTAAATTAGATAACGATTGTGCCGCATTTACAAGTCCTGCGGCTGCAAAAGTACTGCCAATTAATTTAGCAGAATTTTTAAGAACTTTAATTGTTTTAGCTGTTTTTCCAGCAATTCCTACACCTGGAATTAAAGTAATCGCATCTAATCCTAAGCTACCTAATGCTCTTCCAGCATCACCTCAATCAAGACCGTCACGCTTTACGTCGCTAACAAACTGTGAAATTGTTGAACCAAATCCTAATCCTGCAGCAACTGGATTTCCTCCTGTTGGAATTGAAGCAATCAAAGCACTTAAATCTCCAGCAATAGCTCCTAACTGTCATTTATCTGCAGGTGTTAGTTCTCCTTCTTTAAAGATATTTTTAACAGATGCTCCTTGTGTAATATCTGATAGATTATTAATAACAGTTTGCTTAGGTTCAGAGTTTACGCCTTTAGTTGTAATTTCTTTAAATACATTTCCAAATTGATATTTTGGAATTTTACCTCCAGTTTTATATTGCTGTTGAACGTAATTTGCATTAGCCTGTTGTAAGGCAGTACGTCCTTTATATTCATTAGAACTCCCTTTTGGACCTTCAAATAACATATTTATATTAGCTCTAGTAGCTGGAACTCTTCTATCCTTTATAGCGCTAAATAAATCTAAGTTTTTAACTTGTTTATAATCATTCCCAACTTGTATATAAATAGCTCCGTCATCACCTCTATAAATTCCATAATTAATCTTATCATTTTGATCTATAAGTTCTCCATAACGAGCTACTTTTAAATCATTAGAAACTTTTTGTCAATCAAAACGATTAAACTTTGCAGGATTTCCTTGATTAATTGCAGAACGCAATTTATACGGAATTTGTGATACATCAGTATATTCAAAGTAATGTGATCCATCGGTATTTTCTCTATTAGGATCATAAGCAATATAATGAATTTTTTGAGGGATACCTGATAAATGTCTAGGATCATTAGGATTTATATATGCCTGTAAACTTGCTCCGTTTGGTAAATCATATGCGTTACTTAATGTTGTTGCATATAAAGATTGCCCTGGATTTAGTTTAACATTTCGAGTAGCAGTTCACAGTGTAGGATGATAATGTTGTTCTCTATTAAATTCACTTCATGTAACATTATTTGGTCAGTATTGTACTCCTGCTGAATTAATTGCATCAAAATCAAACTTGTTTCAGGCATTTCTAAATGGTTGAAAAATAGTTCCGATGTTATCTACATTTCGTTCTACTTCTTCTGGAGAATATAAAAATCCATTATATCCAAATCAATTTTGATATTTAGTTCCAGCTAATGGAGATGACTCTGTAAATACTGCCTTATCATATCCATTAAACAAGTCTTGTCAATTATCTATTCTTATTCTTCCGTTAATATTTGAAAATTTTGCATCTTTTCAAGTATCCTTCTTTAATCCTAGAGCCTGTCGAATTTTCTGAGACTCAATTTCTTCTTGTTGTTGAGAAGTAAGTATTTGTTCATTTGATTGATTTTGAAGAATACGAAGATCATTTAATACTTTTCAGTCATTTTCAGTTAATGTTCCAGATTGAATTCTATCTCTAATTGCAGCTAATTCTCCACTATATTTATTATAATAATCTCTAACCGCATTAATATTAATTCCAGATACATTATAAGATTCGTCTCCTTTATCTCCTAATTCAAAATAATTAATAAGATTATTAATATCACTAATTATAGCTGTATTAGATGGACGATTAGAATATATCTTTTTTCCATTTTTGTCAGTAATATAGTCTATATATCTATCTGTAAAATTAATATTTGTTTTTTCTAAAGGTTGTGCTTTAGGTGCTTCTGGAGCAATATACCGAAAGTTTCGCAATGAATCTAAAGCTCTAGCAGCGTTATCTACTTTTGAACCAAATATAGAATCAAATCACATTCCAGCTTTAGAACGATCGCGATTCATTCGACGTTCCTGTCTGTTATTCAAACCTTGTAATTGAACATTTGGACTAACCTCATTATTTAATGAACTGAATGTAACGTCTTCACCTCGATTTAAAGCATCAATAACTCCTTTAAAATATGGCTGTTGAGAAGAATTTAAGTTAGATTTGCCAAAATTTAATAATTGATCTATAAATCCTTCGTTATTTGCATCATACGAAGTTCCATCAATTATCAAGTGACCTCTCTTAGGGGGCATTTGATTACTTGCTACTGCCATTGGCCCCCCATTATCAAATTTTCTTATTACTTGTGACATAATTATTGTAGCTATATATTAAAAATGGAAGACTAGAACAGATCCAATCTTCCATTTTATCTGTTGTATTACTTCTTACAACCACCTTTACGTTTCATTTTACCACCTTTTTTAAATACAGGTTCTCCTTGTGGTGCGCCAACTTCTCCTGCTCCATTTTGAGCTTGTTGTACAATCATTATAAACCCTTGGCAAACTCCCATTGCAGCTTGGCAATCTTGAGTTTGTAAAGCTTGTACTGCAAGTTGATATAGTTCCATTAAAGGATCTTGTACAGTTTGTTCTGGTGCTGGTTGTACTTGTCCAGCAGGCATTTGGCCACCTGATTGAAATTTTTTTATAAGCATACTTAAAATTTTTAATTTATATTGTTATTTACTAAATATCTCTAACCATTTGTCAATTGCATCTATTCTGATATTTGATTTTCAAAATTAGTAATATTTTCAGTAAATACAAAGTAAAAATAGTTTAATTCTCTATTTTTTGAAAGTTAACTATTTTTTATTATATTTGCACTATAACCTAAAAATAATAATCAGAATGTATTTCATTCTCTACGGAGATGCTACATTAATAATATAAAACAAATAGGTTAGTCGAAAAGCCGAGTATTTTTACTCGGCTTTTTTCATTTCTACATAACTAGGATCGTTATTATCTTGTATTTTTAAATATTTAAAGACTTGTTTCCCAAGACGCTTGTAGTCTGAATCTTTTTTAGATTTATATGCCCGCCGAGCGCCTTTAACTAATATTCTAGTATTTGGCCTACTAAAAATACGTTCTCCTCCGAGTAATTCAAATTGAGAAGTTCCATCAGATCCAATTACATGCATTGTAGACAGACTTTCTTCTCAGTCTTCATCATCAAAGTCAACATCATCTCCAGGTTTTATCCCTGAGTTTTGATTTACTTCTAAAACGTATTTAACATTATCTTCACTTATAAATTCTTCTGAAAACGGAATCCCCTGTTTAACAGATATTACTTCTTCGTCTTCATCGATAAAAACAATATCTAAAGGTATTTCTGTATCTTTCATCCAAAAATCTACATGCTGCGGATTATCATATACAAATAACATTCCTTCATCATCGTCCATTTCAATAACATCTTGTAAACCTTTTACTTTCTCTTCTTCGGTTTCAGCTACTAGAACTTCATATTCTTTATCTTCTATTTCGATTGTTATTTGTTTCATTTAAAATAGATTTTGTTTTATCTTCAGTATCTTTTATCAAAGCTATAGATAATAATTTGCCAGCTTTGATCGTTGCTTCTTCAGTTCCCTCTTTATATAATTGTTCGAGTTGTTCTGTTAGCTCTTTATTTAGTATTAATTCACCGCCTTCTATTTCTGCGTGTTGTATAATATTACCATCAGAATATGAAATGACAGGAATACCTTTTTTAGTAATACATCCTTTTAAATTTGAGTTAGTATTTTCTAAATTATTTTTTCGTGCGTGTAACGAACCTTCAACAATTATGTTTAGTTTACCTCCAGTTTTATATATTGGTAAATTCGTTGTTAAATTTAATAGTATTTCTCTAGCTTTTTCTAATACTGGTATCTTCATTCCTGTTTTTCCTACTAGCATCCTATTTGGATTTAAACCTTGAAAACGTATATAGTTTTGACTAGCTAAATCACTTCCATAAGTGTTTTGTTTTCTTAATTTATTTTCAGTAGATATATCAGTAATTAATTCATTATATCTATTAGCTTGATCAATAAACCTGTTTGCTTTCCTTTTTCCAAATAAGAAACGTTTATTTCCTAAATTTTGAGCAGCATCGATATCTCCAGTAGATCCACTATATGCTCCTCGCACATCATCTATCTCCCCAGACTTATACGATTTATGTGTTTTACCTGCCATAAATCCACCGAGTGATCCAACAACAGGAATTGACATAATAGTATTGTTTAATCCTGCACTACTAACTCCTGCTCTAGATGCTGCAACATTATCCATTTTATCTAATTGTAATCCTGCAATAGAACCTATCATATTTAAACCACTATCTGCGAAATTAATAGCAGTTCCAATAGGTCCAGCTAGAGATATTAGTGATTTCATAGATGATTTCATTGCTTTTTGACTAGCATCTAGATTATCAGGAACAACACTATCTAAAACTGTAGTAGCAGCAGTTAAGCCAGTTTGTAATCCATTAGACATTTTATAATCTTTGCCAGCTTTTCTTGTAATAGATAATCCTCCGATGTTTCCTAAATTATTCCATTTAGAAGAATTTTCAGGAATAATTAAATTAGAAACTCCTGAAGTAATTGAAGGTAATGATTTTATAGAAGGAGTAACGGAATTAAATTTTAAACTTGGAAGTTGCCCTCCTATTAAAGAAGCAATTGTATTCAATTGTTGTGCGTCATCCATTTTATGAATAACTTAAAGTCATTAAAGTTTTTAATCCTGTAATAATAGCTAACTGTTTTCCTGAATATTTAACTCTTACTTTTAAAAACTTATCTCTAATTCTAGTTGATTGTATTGTATTGTTATAAATGATGTTATTTTCATCTAACTTTCCGTTAATATATTTTGCAATACTTTCTTTATATAAAATAGGTTTAATTACAAGATGCCAAGAATCCTCTCTATATTGAATGTTACCTTTAACTCTTCCGTATTTAATTATATTTTTAGCTTCCTGTGGAATGACTAAACTATATTGATTTAATACTGGATCTCAATCAATTTTAATATCTCATTTAGAATTTTTATGTAACTTAAAATCTTGAGAACGCTTAAATTTTGATCCTTCTTCTACATATTCTCCAACAGGACGCTGAGGATTATCGTTCCCTCAAATATAGCTTTTCTTTTCAGATTCATTATTTGCAAAGGTCTCAGCTTTATATATACCTGCTTTATTAAAACTATAACTATCTCCAATTATTTCAAATTCAAAGGATTCAGGCTCTGCGTTATTTGAAATAATCACAAGATTATTAAATATTTTATGTAAACCTGTTAAATTATTTACTACAAATTCAAATTCAAACGGGTGCTGTTTATCATATCATTTTGTAGGTAATATCTGATTAGTGATATCACTATCAAAATAGTTTATATCGTCAAATATACCTGCTCGACCGTGAACAAAAAATGCATTATTTAACAATTCATTATATTTTTCTTTATCTAACGCTTTTAAATTATCGGAATCAATAGCAACTGCAATATTTTGTGTAACTGTACTACCTCAAATATCAACTTTATTATCTTGATTTAGAGTTACTCCTGGAAACACTGTAATATTTAACAATAAATCATAATATTTAAATTCATAATCATCAAATTGTGTTCCTTGTTCTTCTTGCTTAATCTTAGTAGTAATTATTTTAGGATCTATTTCAATATAAGAAGTATTAGTCTCTGATATTAAAGGTAATACATATCCCGAATAATCTGATACATATTCTAATCCAACTATTCCACTATCTTCAACGGGCAGACTGTCATCTCATAATAATACTGGACAATTTTGAGAATCATTCGTTGAAAATGTAGAAATTGAGTTAATCCTAAATTTATACGTATTAAATAAGTTAGAATTGTATACTATTGCGGCTTTAAAATTATTAATATTATAATGTTTTGCTATCTCTTGTTCACCGCTTATAATAGGTTCTAAAGAAACATCTCATAAGTATTTTGGACTACTGAAATCATCGATTTTTAATAAATGTATTCCTATATCAGATTTACTTGCAAATACAGCACCTAAACGTTTTGCTCTTTCTCGATCTAACGAATAAAAAATATTATTAATATTTGCGGAATATAACGGGGTTCAAGTATATTCAGTTATCCATTTATCTAGGCGCTCATTATAACACAAATTCCAAGTTAAGTTACCGTTATAGAAAGTAAACATAACATCTCCTTTATACATGTTAAAGTGAGTTTTAACATTTCTAGATCCTATAACAGGGTATTTTTCTAATTCTTTTAAGTTAATATTATCATTTAAAAAACGTTGGACCTTAAAATCGGAAAGTAACTCAAGACCTTTATTTTCACTAAAGCGCCATATTTTCTTAGCGTACGTATCTACTCCATAAATTCCTAATGGAGTTCTAACAATTGATTCTTTTCATATACTTCCAAAATCAGGAGAAATTAAAGTAATTTGATTTTGTAAGACTCCTGCTCCATACATGTGTATAGACTGTCCAGTATTTGTTGATATTAAAGCCTTTTCATTAATTGGAATTATTCCTAATCCATGCTCAAATACACAGAAGAGATTAACACCTCAAGGTAACAATTTTACAATTGCACCATACTGTCTATCCAAATCTTTATAAGATAAACCCTGAAATATTCTATATGCATTTTGAAAACTATCTTCTACTTGTACATTACTAAACATTACTCTAGTATCAAAAAGTTCTTTAACATAAGGAACATCTGGAACAATTTGATAACGTTTAGCACTTAAAGAAGTGGAATAACCTTCGTTTAGGATAAAACTTTCAGGTACTTTACTTGTTGAAAAAACATTATCGCCTTTTAAAGGATAAAACGATCTATTATTTCCCATTAAGGCTGCTTCTTCAGTATGTGTAGTATCCTCTGACCTTAATCCTAAATTATAATTAGATAATACTTTAAATGTAATTCAAGAACCAATTGGAACTGTATTAACATCAGCTCTATTAATATTACTTCAGGAATCCTTATTCATACTAGTTAATCCTGAATAATTATCTAATCATGTATTTGGATTTACAATTATTTCTGTTACAGGAGCGTCAGAATCAATAAAATTTCTTTGTAATCGTAACGTTATAGTATTAGTAAAACAATCTCCTCTATAACCATCAATAACACTATCTGCTATAAAGGTATTTATATCGTATCTATCTGTAATTGCATAATAAGCAGATTGATCATTTGCTCTAATTGTAAAATATTGCTTTAAAAATAATGTTGAATAATTAGAAATTCTAATATTATAAATACAGTTATCATCTAATTGCACATTTGTTGCCACAAACGGAACATAATTACCTCTTGCTAATTTATAATTGTTTCAGTTATAACTTTTTTCAGATACAAATACAAATTGAGATACATCTTCTGCAGAACCTGCTCTAGTAGTAAATCCTTTCTGATCTATAAATTTCAAGGGAGTATCATCAGGAACAAATAATAGTTTAGATTTAAAAATTCCACTATCTAAAGTAGCTTCTTTAAATGTTCATTTATATCTCCTAGTAACTTGATTTACCTCTCCTGAAATAAATTTAGATAAAGTATATTCAGCTCCATTAAAAGTAGATTGTAGTGAAGGATTTACACAAGCATCTAAACATAATAATGCAGAAGAACCTTTATTGTTTATGTTTATAATTCTATCATTATGTGATGTTGTAAGAACTGCTGAAGTCTGGCTTATGAAACTTTCTGTTTCGTAACAGTTAGTCTTATCATTATATATAATCGGAACATAACTAGTAGTGTCAATCCCAATGCTTAAACCTTGTGCTAATATAGTTGGGATTCTTTTCTGCCTAACAAAGAAAAATCCTTTAACTTTGTTTACTTTTAATTCAGAAACAATATCTTTACTTAATGTAAATTTAAAATATAAAGGTTTGGTTTCACCTTCAGAAAAAATACTAATATTAGGTAATTTAAAAACTCCTTTTGTATTTGATAGATTTTTTTCTTCAATAAATATATCTGCAGGTAAATAATTTAATTTTTCACTATCTTTTATATATAGATTATTATATTTACTATCTGAAGGTATATTCGTAGCTTCAAGTTTTGTAAATTGGCATCCTCTTAGATTATATACAGGAGATAAAGAATCATCCTGCATAATATAAACAATGCCTAATCTGTATATCTCATCAGGTCAATATCCTAAATAGAAGTATGTATTTAAAGGATTATAGTATTCTGTTTGTTCAACACTATCGTTTTGTTGAATTTTATAATCACTGTCTAAATATCCAATCGTTTCATTTTTTTGTGTACAACGTACATCAATATAATACGATATTGTTTGTAAATCTCTATGATTTAATAAAATTCCTTGAGTATTTCCAAAAAATAACATATTTTGGACTTGAGCTTGAGTCTTAACTGCTGTAACTAAATTATATTTAATATTTAATTGCTCCTCATCAATTTCTTTTACTTCCTCAAATCCATTTAAAGAAATTGTTATGGTATTTTCAAGTATATCATAAGGTTTTATAACTTCATAACTTTTAGAATATTTAACTCCATTTAAATCACTTGAAGTTCTAGTATAATACAAATATACTCTAGAAAAAGTTGTATCAATATTACTTAATTTTAATTCAATTGATTTATCTGTTAATTCTTCTAACAAAGCACCATATATTGTCGTAACATCACTAATTGTACCATGATATATAGATACTGTTCCAGATTCAGCTACAATATCTGTTTTATTATAATCATTATCTGCTAATTTAATATAAAAAGTATAATTTCCTCCTTTTAATTGTCCATAATTACTAACTTCTACTAACTGAATAACTGGTATACTATTTACATTTCTAAATAAACGTGTATCACGGTCAACGTTATTTTTATCGTATAAATTAGTTTGAGTAACTTGATTACGACTTATTATTTTATATTTATTGTCTTCTGTAACACTGAAACGAGAATTAATAATTCTTGGAGGATTCTTATCATCATTTATTATTAAATTTACTGTTCCATCATAGGAAGGTTGGCATTCTATATCAACAGGATTATTTAAATCTATACCTAATTCTGTACTTGGCACTTCAAAATCTTTAATCTGATCAGAATAACTTATATCACTTTCTTGATATTTTACAGTTTTATCAGTACGATCGATAATATTATGTAATGGTTGATACTCATGTGCTAAATCTCCTTCTTGATTAAATTTAATACACTGTATACCTATTTTTGTCATATTATTTTTTAATTAGTTTAGGAATAATTGGACACGTACTGGTATTTGAATATACTCTTCAACAACCTCTGCTTCCATTATTGTAAAATCAAGTTTCGGCTAACTCTCCATTATAATCACAATATATAACATCATTATTTTTATCTCATTTTAACATACTGACTAATCTATTTATAGAACTATTATTTACATCTACATAATCATCTCCAATTCACTTAATAGTATTTCAATTTTCAGAAGATGCATTTTTTAAAATATCAGAATAGTCATTTTCATGATTTTTTATATATTCGCTTATAGTGTTTTCGTTATCCGATATTCACTCGTTATATTTTGTTTGTATTTTTGAATCAATATTCCAATCTAATGTAATAGTATCTGGAACTTTCACAGTATATAAACTTTCAATGTTAATTATAGATTCATTTAATTTTCTTAAATTATTTGATTCAACTCCAAATTTACTTAATAAATCGCTTAAATTACTCGTATCGTTAATTAAATCATACGAACTATCTCCAAATTTATATAAGATTTTATTATATTTATGTGATACATTTAGAGACTTTCAAACAAATTGCCAATCGCCAGGTTCTACTAAATCACTTTTAACATTTACATTTGCATAAGTTGTAGTCCCACCTTCTTTAATTAAGACTAGATATTTTCCTAATAACTGTACTGCTTTATTAATTTCAGTTAATTGTTCTTCTACAGTTCCATTAATATTAAAATTTCAATCATATTGCTTATCAGCTATTTCACACGGAATAAATACAAAGGTATTTTGATTACCTTGTTTAGTTCTAACAAGAATAGCGTACCCTCCAGTATATGGTATATTATTATATATTGAATTATATCGCATATTAAACTTCATAGGATAAACAGCTTCTATATAAACTACAAATATACAATACTTTTTTCCAATTGTATCACTATTTATTAACATATCTCAATCTTCCGATGCTTTAGTTCACGTCTCAGCTATGTTTTCTACACTTTCTTTAGTTTCACCAGAACTTACATTTCATCCAGGAGGATTGATTCATGTTTTATCACTATTATATTTCTTTATTCTATTTAATGAACAACCAATTTTGTCTCCTGTTCCATAAAGTTTTATTCCTAAATCAGAACTAGCTAATTTTTGATCACTACTATTTTCAAATACATAATTTCCTGACATATAATGTATTAATGGAACTTCTATTTTTTGTATTATTGGTTCTGATTGATTAATAGCTTCAAAGGTACACGTTTGAATTTGCGTTCTACTAAATATTGTTTTATAGGTAAGATTTTCATCAATATTAAAAGTTCTTGATGGATCAGGATAATTTGCAGTTTTATTGTTTACAACAAGATCTGTTATTGCTCCAGAACTTTCATTATATTTATATGATAATGTTCTGGAAACTTCAATATTCTTAAATAATCTGCCTCTATTATAATTTGGCAAAAACTTTTCAAAATTATCAAGAGTAGCAGTATAGTCACAACTTAATGTTATAGAAGCTGTAAAGTTTTTAATATATGAACTAGAGATATAAGTTGAATATTCTGGAGCAAGAGTATTTGGAAATTTTGTAGAATCTAGCTGTGTCATTGGATCAAGTTGAAGATTAGTAATTTCAGTCTTAGAAACATTATAACCTGATCCATATGTAGCTAAATTTGAAATTCATTCATTTAAATAAATTTCATTAAAATCATCTCTTGTTAAGTAGAACGTATTTAATAACCTTGAAGTTATTAATAGTTTTGATTCAGAAGTAAATTCTTCACTTGTGTCTTTATTATATAAATATATCGTGAAAGTATATATATCATTTTCAACGAACTTACTATTCCATTCTATACTAAGCGTATTTTGTCCATATAGATTTATATCAATAATTTCTTGTTTTTCTTCAAAAACTGAAACTAACTCGCCATCATCGCTAAGTTTTTTAATATCATATTTAGCTATAATGTTACTATTAGAATTAAAAGGCCCAGAAATAAAATAATTTAAAGTAATTCCGTTATCGTTAATTAGATATTTATATGTGCTTAATAATGATATTGTATTTTTATTAAAGATATTTTCAGAAGATATATCTATTTTAGTTGTAAATTGATCATAAATAATCTCTTTAAGTTCTATTTCTTCGTTAACATCTTTATATGGTATCTTTGTAACTACAGGAGTTACATATAGAGAAGTTTTTATAATCTTTATATCTTGTTCAGTTTGTGCATTTTTTGTAACAGTTAAATCTAATTTAACAGTCTTAACTTTGGTTTGAATTTCTGGATATTCTAGTGTTGAGTGAGTAACATCCTCACTTAAAAGTGTACCGTATGTTTTTTCAGGATCTTCTTGAGTATTATCTTTATATGTAATATTTTCTGAACCGTATGATATAACTTGACCTGTTGTTTTATAGGTAACCTCATCCCCATCATAGCGAATTCTAAAATTTATATTCTTTAAAAGGTCTGTAGTATATAAATAATCATCAGTTCAAACTTCTAAAATTAATGTACATGTTAATGTTTTTCCTTCAAATTGGTTATATTTTAAATTTGTTATATAAAAGCTCAATTTAGAGATATTTAATACTCTAGATTTGCAACAAATTCACCCAGGAGTAGTTCAGTTAACAACGTTTCATAATTTTGTATCTGTTGTTGAAATTTTACCTGTTGTAATATCGCTTAAGGATATAGTAATTGGTATAAGCTTAGATTCTTCAGTAAAAACGTAATGAGATAATTCATATCAATTATTATTCCCAATTAATTGTGCAATATTTTCATTATATAAATGAAATAAATCACCTGAGTATAATTTATAATTGTCATCATTACTATATATCCAGGTTTTTAAAGATTTTTCAAATTCTGTATATAATTTATAATTGTATTCAAATGTTGGAAGTATCTCAATATTAGTTTCTTTTCCATCAGAATCATTTTCAGATATAAATATACGTTGAGGAGACGGATATGATCCGATTTGACATAAATCTTTGATAGGATTATAGGAAATAATATATATTATATTTCCATATTCTCTTATTCCAACAGGAATAAAATCAGATCCTAAACTAGCTAATGGGAGTTTATAATTGCCCATATCGTTTTGAAGAACAAACTCGTTTCCATTATATGTGATTAAAGTTCCATTAATACAATCAGTTAATACTGTATTTGGAGTAGTTAATGGATTCATATCTTTAATCATTCCATCATTAAAAGTATTTGTAGCTTCTTGTCTAGACATAATCCATTCTATTATATTTGTTTAAAACCATCTTTTGTTCTTCTATAAATATATTTAATATTTCTAGTTTCATAATTTTTTTGATATAAGGTTCATCCTACATCTGTAGGAAAGTATAGCACAAAGAAGTGTTTTCTTCCTCTATCTAACATACACTCTTCTAAGATTTTGTAGGCATATATATAATCGAACTTAACTCTTTGTCTTCTTCTTCCGCGAGACTTAAACTGAGCTTTATAATTCTCAAATTCTTTATCAGTTAGTCCGAAATAGTATTCTCCATTAAATATTTTTTTAGCTCTTTTATACTTAATACGTAGCTTAATTTTATTCTTAATTCTTCAATAATGATAAAATATTAAATTATCTCTAAAGAATTTACCACAGTAAAGAGTAAAATAGGGGGATTTGAGTAACACATCTCCCCCATATACGTTATGTGTATAAAAAGATCTTAATCCAAATTTTAAAATATATTCGATTTCCTTTCTAGTTAATGAAGGGAATTTTTCTCATACTTTATCTACATAATCATCAACATATTTGATTTCCATTAGTAATACTGTTTACCTTTATTAATATTATCAATAAATATTTTCTTTAAGGCAGAATTTATATAAATTGGTTTTTCTCTATATCCGCCTTTATATTGATATCGATAATAAATTTGATATCCTTTAAAATTAGACATCAAATAATCAATATCATTAAATTTCCCCATATTGTACATATGTCTAAACGTTTCTCCCGTAAATTGCTTTACGTGTATCATTGCTTCTTTATGTACAGTTGGTAATACAAATGTAATATTATTATTAATAATATCCAAAATAATCAAATAGAAACAGTATGTTAAAACCTTAGCAACTAAGTCTAGTTTGCTATCACCTTTACAATCTTTACCTCAAAATTTCTTTTTAGTAGTTAATCTAGAAATATTAAAATTATCAAATAAATCTTTTGAAGTAAAGCAGTATCCTGTTTTGTAAAACATTGATTATAATATTGGTTTGAAAGACTTCATATAACTTTTTCGATCTCATCTAGTTTTAACATCTAATATAGCATCCATATCGTTTTGCGTAAATTTAATAGGGATTCTTGCTGCACTACATGCTCGAAGTCATTCTCTTCTCGTTAATTCAGATAATTCAATTAAATTTTTATCTCTTAATGCAATACCTTGTTTATATAAATCACAATATCCAATATATGCAGCTAACGCAGTTACTTCTTTATCGTTTAGTAATGGTAGTCCTTCGTCATCTACTATTATACCATGATATATAATTATAACTCCTTTATAATCTCTATCAAATCTTAAAGAATTATCTTCTTGATGGTATTTAACTAATTTTCCAGGATGATAATAAGGATTATTTAAGCATTTTCAAGCTTCAACATAATTTTCAATAAATAACGTTGTGATTTGGTTAAATACTGTTTGATTAGTTGTCATTTGTGCATCTAACAATGGTAGATGAACTGATTCAATTATATCGCAATTACAAGGTAATTCTATTTTTTTATCAATAGCATCTGCTTTATAACGGTATAAACGAGTGTGTTTATTTCCAATTTTTTCTCAACCATTTAAAGCTATATCTTCAAAAGCAGTTGGAGTTAAATTTGTTCCATATAAAGTTTGAGCTAAAGAATAAACTGAATTAAAATTATGTAGTTTCATTATTTAGGTTCTTGAGTATTTGGAGTTACAGGAGTTAAGAAAGCTTTATAATATCTTAATTTCTTTTCAGTAAGACGTTTTTTAACTTCATTAGAAATAGAAGATAGATTTAAATAATGTTCGGAATTACAACAACTGTATTGTTCAAGTTGTCTAGGGTCTTTAAATATACCTATAACAGAAATGTATTTGACAAAAGGTACATTAAAAATGAATCCATCATACATTCCATTTTCATTAGGAGTTGTTTCTATATAAACATAAGGCTCATCTGCTCCACGTTTCTTATATTTATGAAACTGATAAGATGTATCGGTATATATTACATATTGCTTTTGTCTATCGATACTTCCTACAAATTCAAGAGCTTTTGTTCCTAAATCATTAACGATTTGAGGAATTTCAAAGTGTAATGCTTTTTCTCCTGCTGAAAAATTACAACATCTGGCTAAATCTTTACAGTCTACCTCAATACAGTTAATTGCTAGCATCATATCTTTTAAAGAAATTAAGTTTCTTAGATATAATTCTTTAATTACAACTAAACGCTCTTCAATTACTTCATCTTCTAATTGTTCAATAGACATTGTTGGAGTTGAAGTAATTCCTCTTAAACCTGAAACTACATCATTATATATTGCACTAGCAATTTCATTTATTGTCATATTACGATGATATTAAAAAATAAAGGCAAGACAGGAAAGAATCCCGTCCTGCCTTTAAAATAAGTGCATTTATTGTGAAACTTATTCTCCTGTAAGAGTAATAGTTTTGGTTGCTTCTGTAAACCCAGTTGCAGTAGCTTTAACTTTAACAGTGTTTCCTGTAGCTGCAGATTTAACTTCTAATTGATCGCCAGATAATACTATATTACCTGCTCCGTTTGTTGTAGGTTCGTCTACTAACGCCCATGTAATATCTACGGGAGCAACTTCTCCACCCTCTACGTTATATGCATTAGCCATCAGAGTAACCGTACTACCTTTAGCAATGCTATCGTTTCCTATGATTTCTATAATTCTTTCTTTTGCCATAACATCCTCTCCAAATGCAGTTTTAAGTTTAGCTTCAAATGTTGCTTCTAATGTACTAGGAATATAGAATACATGATTAGTAATTGAAACTAATCTTTGTCCTACTGAACCAATACCGCTCAAATTCTTTCTTTCAGCGATATAACGGAAAGAATATTGTGTATAAAGTTGTCCAGGAACAGGCTTTTCGTCTCCGTTGATAGAATTGTATCGAGTATTTGGATAGCTTGGGAAACGAAGATTTTCAATTAACCAGTCACCAGTTGCAAATGGTACTTCATTGTCAGTTTTTGCTATAGTACCAACTACAGTCGATACTACATATTGACCTTCTGATGGAAGTACAGAATTTGGTTCATATTTTTCAATTACAACTGATTCAAACATATCAGTAGCATCAGTTGCTGTAATAATTACATCATCGTCATCTACAGTAACTGTAATGTACTTATTATTTTCAGGAAGTGCTAATTTAATTGCGTTAGCAATTTTTGTAGCCATTAAAGCTGCCGTATTGTCGGTGCTATCTCCAACTACTGTAAATTCAGCATAAATAGGCTTTTGAAACTTCCAAACTGCAGTTGCGTAATCGGCATAAAATTTAGAATTATTTTTCATATTAACCGTAACGCGATATTTACCTCCATTTGAACCAGAATTGCCAGCTACTGCAGTAATTGTTGCAGTGGCTTTAGTACCTTCTGTACCTTTAGCTTTATAAACTTTTCCGTCAGCAATATTTGTACTTTTGTAGTCTACTTTATATTCACCAACACGGAAAATTCTTAGTAAACCAGTAATTGCTTGTACATTTTTGTCTGTTACGCTATTTAAAATAGTCTCTTTTGTGTAATCAAACATAGTTTTAAAAATTTAAAATGTTATTTACTTAGTTATTGGAACTCCCGTTGCTATTGTTTGATTAATTGGTAAATTAGTTTGTAACCTAGGATCACTAGCGTTTTCTAAAACTAACTTCACTGTATCATTAATAATTTCATAGCAGACGTATTCTGGGAATTCTAATTCAGCAGATTCGCTTATACCTTCTATTTCGGTATAAGATAAAGTTATATTTTCAGGTTTTTTAATATAATCTATATGTACATTATTTGGTTCATAATAATCAACTTTATCTCCACATAATATTTCAATAGAAGAATTAGAGCTATTAGAAAAATTATTAATATAATAATATGGACGTTTAATAGTTGGCTTCATATAAGCATTATTAATAATTTGTCCTAACATATCTGCTGTGGCTCTACGCGCACCATAATAAATCGATGTACCTTTTGTAGTACATGGTTTTGTACCTTGTGATTCATATTCTACAACACAATTTAATAAATGTAAATAATTATCAGGAAGATTTCCTACATAACGTTTACTAAAATTACTTACTGTATTTGGTTGTAATTCAATACTAATATGTCTTGTCAAGACTTTTAAATCATCTGTACTTTGTTGATTAATATCATAGTGGTTGTAAACTTTATTTATATATTGTTGGACGGCTTTTTTTACAAAGTAATTATAATCCTCCAACAATAAGCTTGGAGCGCCTAATTTGTTTATCTCTATAAGCACAGATTCATATACTTGTTTAGCCGTCATATAATTTTCTATTTTTTAGAACTACTAGGTTGATTAGTAGTTTCTGAGTTATTAATTAGTGGTTTATATTCAGGGAATGTTTGAATCTTAATCTCATCTAGTATTTGCTTATTAGCAGGATCTTTAAAGAAGAAGATAACGGCTTCATCGTTTACGCCTAAGCGAACATCTCCGTACATAAATATACCACTTACTTTCTTAATTATGTTTTTATCAGTAGCTTCAATAAACAATAAACGTAATTGCTGATCTTGTCCTGTATACAAATCGATAATTAAGTTAGGATTAGCTTCTGCTTTTTGATATAAGAAATCCTGAATATCTGAATCAGGAGCATTATACATACGTTTACCTAAAAGCTTAACTTTAGTTGCGCGACCTTCTGCAGAGTCTTGTTCGATAAAAACATTAGCTTTAGTAATAAGTTGTTTTCTTTTAATACGTCGTGCAGATTCTTCTCCAGGTTTTTCTACCCAAAATTCTGCTCGACCATAGCGATTTTTATCTCCATCTATAATTAGATTTCCTTTTTCATCTCTAGCGCCTCTCTCTTCAACAATCAACTCACTATTTTTAATAGCTTCCCATTTGTGCCTTTCTAGAATATTATCAAGGTTAAATGTAGTTCCATCTTCAACTAAAATTTCCATATCAGCGGGTATAAAACCAGCACGATCTGGGTCATTAAGGTCTTTTTCACTAAGAATCATTTCAGATTCTCCGTTAGGATTCATACGAACTTCTTTTACAAATGGAGGATACATTCCATTCTTATCTTTTACTGGATTGAACCATACAGATTTTACCTTACCAAAAGCACTTCTTAGAGTTATTGTATTTGCCATATTTATTCTTATTAAACTTGTTCTTATTTAAAATTTATCTAAAATAGTCTTAATCTATAAATTAATTGTAACTTCCCCTACACAATTATAGAGGAAGTTACAATTTATATTATATTAATTAGTCAGAGCTAATTAAAATAAATGAACGATAAGGATTGAATACGCCTACGCCTGCGTCTATGTTATTGTTAATCATTATATTACTATAATGTACAGACTATATCTTTAACTTATATATTTAAATATGAAACCTTTAGTTTGTTTTCTGAGTCCTTTAGCAACGTCTCTACATTTTGAAAATTCTTTAGCACACGCTCCTACAGTATCTCATACTTTAATTAGATTATTATTTAAATCGTATTGAGCAATTTTACGGCTTTCTCCAATTTTTAATTTTGGAAGTGATTGATACACTTCTTTAGATTTTAAAATGTTATAAATTTCAGAAGGGTCCTTTAAAAAATAGTAACCTTTTGCTGAATTTTTTTTATTTAATGCTGAATATAAATTTGATTTAGTTATATCAAAAGATTTATATATATCTTCAGTATTTTCTCATTCAGCAATTAAATTTCCTTTTAAATCAAATTGATAAATTGTCGAAAACTTGTTTATCGTATATTCTTCAATATTTAATTTATCATATCTATTATAAGATCAGAATGAATTTTTGTAACTTCTTTTTTGTTTACAAGCATTATTAAAATTTTGATAACTACATCCAAACTTTTCAGCTAAGTCTTTTATTCCAAAATATTCTTCTCAGAATTCGCCATTTAATTTATAACGATATACTGTTTTAAAACAAATCCCAGGATTAATTCCACCTAAACTAGTATTGTAATTATCTTTTCTTTTAATAAATTCTTTTGTTACAATCTCCTCCTCTTTTTTATATGCATCTAACTCTTCATTATAAACATATAAAATAGTTCTTCTAAAATTAGAGTATCCATATTTTTTTAGAGCGTATTGAAAAGCTGTTTTTGGATTTTTTAATAAATATCCAATTTTAATTCCATTACCAATATATCCGTCAAATATATCTGGATTACTTGTTTTGTGTACCCCAATATAGATTTTTCCGTTAATTAAACACGTTGTACAATAAACTATATATTTCATATTATTTAAGTTATCCTCTATTTTCCACTATGTTTAAGTGTACGCTCATTCGAGCTAGTCGTTGAACCTTACTTAGGATTACCTTACTAGGCTTATCTTATCTAAGTCTTGGCTGCTGATTGTCCCAAGGGAGTTTCCAGCAATTAAAAGGATTTTTATATTATTATCACTAATAATAGGGACCTACGCTGCGTAATTTAAGCCCCAGTTAATATATTTAGAAGCTGCTACAGGAGACGAAACTTGACCGCTTGACGTTCCGTTTTGTCCACCAACACCATTAATCCAGTTATGAACAATATCACAACCTTTAAATGTAAACATTTGAAGTGCTGGTTTACCAGTTGCTGAATCTGCCGTTAGATCAAGGAATATACCGTATTTCTTATCAGGATATTCAAAATCAAACGAACGATCAATCTTAAATGTAATTTGATTCATTTATGTTAACTTATATTTTCATATAAGATCAGACTATATCTTAATCTAATATACTATTACCATATATTAAATTCTCCCCGTTTCGGAATAAATCCTACTCTACTTGGTTATTTTACAATATCTTTCTTATTGTATATCCTTTCGATAGTCGTTGAACGTTTTCTAATAATTAGAACTTCGCTGCTGATTAGCATGTGTAATATTTACATTTAGCCTTCCAGCAATTAAAGGAGTTTTCTTTATAATTAAAATATAAAGGAGCAATTATTTACCCGCAAATTCATAAGATTGATATGTTGCACCTAAATCAAGATATCCATTAGAAGCTTTCGAGAATAAGAATGTTCCAACAGTCTTCCAATCACGAATCCAAGATGAAAGTGCATTTTGAACTTCATGCCACATCAACGTGTTGCAAATAAAGATATATTTGTTACCCGTTGGTCTTTCCGATTTAGTAGTCATTTGAGCAAGTACCTTATTAAAGATACGAACATTTAGATGTCCACTAAATACATATTTTCCAGCAAAACGTTCAATTTGGCTGATGATACCATCGCCAGAAATAATAGGTTGTTGTGTTTCCTAGTTATATCAATAAATTACTTTATTGTCTAGACTATATCTTTAACCTTATTTCTATTACCGTTATAAGGTTACTCCCCATTTCCATTCAATATTGAATGTACTCTACTCATTTATTCACTATAGTATTTCTCTATAGCTATACTTTCGATAGTCGTTGAACCTTACATAGATAAAAATTATCTAAGTCTTGGCTGCTGATTGTCCCAGAGGGAGTTTCCAGCAATTAAAGGAGTTTTATTGCCACATATTACTATGTGCGACCCCAAAACACTTAGGGTCAAAAATCTTAGGTTTGCCAAATTTATCTACATTAGTTTTACCTCAAAGTAATGCATTATTACGAGCAAACATGTAGGTATCTAAGCAATCTTTTTGTGCAGGATTAAGTTTGTAAACAGGATCGTCTTGCTGACCTTTACCGATTTGGATGAATACATCTTCCATTGCGGCATACTTAGCAGACCAGCTTACATCTGCACGATGAGTCGAGATAAATGTCCGATGCTTTTCGGTATTCACTAATTCGAACTTATGTAATATTTTAGCTATTATTTCTAATAGGATTAGACCATATCATAAACCTAAAATCTATAACCAATATTTAGGTTTCCTCCCTTTTCGGATTTCTCCTACTCTACTCATTTATTCATTAAGAGATTTCTTCTTAATTATACTTTCGATGGCCGTTGAGCGTTACTTCTATTTAGAAGTCTTCGTTGCTGATTAACATATTTTAATTATTTATATAACTAAAACTTAGCTTTCCAGCAGTTAAAGAGGTTTTGTCATGTAGATTACTCTACAAGAGAGCAATACCGAATTTTACTCTGATATTTTGTGTACATTAATATTAGCTCTATATCACTATAGAGATTAGACCATATCTTAAATAATCATTCTGTTACCGTTTGATTATTCCCCTCCGTTTCGGAATAAATCCTACTCTACTCATTTATTCGCCATAATATTTCTTTATGGTTATACTTTCGATGGCCGTTGAGCGTTCAATAGATAAATTTATCTAAAGCTTCGTTGCTGATAATCTACGTGAGACTTCCCAGCAGTTAAAAGGGTATTTATGACTTTTGAGTCAAAGGAAAGCTGACATTTTACCTTCCTCCAAGTTACAACTAATTTTCTTACTGTTTCCAATAAGTTTAGACTATATCACCCTCTTTACTTCTATTACCGTTATAAAGAGGCTCTCCGTTTCGGTGTTACCCTACTCTACTCACTTCTTCACTTATATATTTCTTATAAGTTATGTTTTCGATAGTCGTTAAGCACAATCTCTATATAAGAGATCTTCGCTATGGATTGGCATATCTTATTTATTATAAGACTTAGCTTTCCCATAATTAGAAGAGTTTAATCGAGTAGCTTACGCTACAAGTGCACAAAGAAGTTTATGCATCTCAGGTTGATAGTTCGTTAAGAAACGCGTATTCATACCAGGCTGACAAGCAGAAAGATCAAGTACTTCACTATAATCGTCACCTTGTAATTTACCAACTACTTCCCAATCGTTGTCGCGACGTCTAATCGGACGATTTAGAACAATAACCTGTTGACGAGAACCTTCAATAATAAAGGTATCGTTTTTCTGATAGTAGTTTTCAGGGAAATGGAAGATAATATCTGATCCATTTGCGCCATTACCTTCAGGTACAGTTAGGAAGTGTACTCTTTTAATACGGTTTACATTAATATCCCATTCAACCATGAACGAGTTAATACTTTGAAAAGCATTAGGTCTACCTTTGTCTAGAGTATATACATTCATTAATGCTTCAGTAAGATGCGTAGCAGTATACTGATCATATAATGAAGATACAATACCTAAACGAGCAGGATTTGCCATGCTTTTGTTATCCTATAAGTTTTTTATCTTATAGTTCTTACAATTTACCATCTTGTAAGGTCGGCATACGTTTTCATCTAATAGATGTTGCGTACTCTTGGAGATATTATATTCTTTATAAATAAAGTTTCAATCTCTATGCTCTACGGTGAATATATATATTATTATATATTTTACCTCGGTGTTGCCGCTGAGAATTAGGACGGTTTCGCCGATTTTACGCAATTTTTCAATAAGTATTTCTACCTAAAGGGGCGCTCATCCACCCAAGAACTTCATAAAGTCCTCTGCAGTACGAGTCGAAGCCATTTCGGGACGTACTGTTGTAAAATTAGATATTCTCATAATTACTTATTAAAAATTTTGTTTAAAAAAATATAACTTTTATTCTTATCTATAATATTTATCGTATAGATCAGAAAGTGTTTTAGGTTTTTCAGATTTATCGTTAGCATTAGTTTTATCTACTACTGTTTGACTAGCAGAAGAATTTTTATTACTTTTTGCTGTACGACGTTCCTGTTTTAAAATATCTTTCCAATATTCGCTAATATTTGAAATAGCATCTTGTCCAAAAAGTCTATACCATGCTAGTTCAACTAAAACTTTTGGATCATTTAAATCTTTAAAAAACTGACTATATCCATTAGTATCTTGTTCTAGTAAATATGATAATATTTTAGATTTTTCATCATCTTCAATAACTAAAACATCACTTTCTGGATCTTTATAATCAAAAGATATTTCTTTAAAATTAGAAACAGATTCAGTTAAAGCAGAACGAAGTTGATTATATTCCTCTTCTTCTCTTCTTTGTGCTTCTAAGGCAGCTTCTTTCTCTTTTTCCTTATAGTCATTTCGAATAATCTCAACTTTCTTTTTAAATAAATCTTCATTCTCCTTTGCTTTATCTAATTCATACTTTAATTCTTCATCTGACATACTAGTATATCTTGCTTTTAAATCTGCAAAGTATAATTCATCATCAGAATATGAATCTACATCGTAGTGTTGTTCTGGAGCATTATTATTTAATGAAGCTTTATATTCTTCAACAGCAGTCTGTTTAAAATAATCTATTGCTTGTTCTAGTGTAACTCCATTATTTCTAAGCCACTGTACAGTGTTTATTTCTGATTCAGATAAATCAGGAGTAGAAAGTTCTTTGAGAATTGTTAACTGTTCTTTTCCGCTTAAAGAATTAAAATCTACTTCTTGAATTTCTCCATCTTCTGTTTCATATTTAATCTTTGAAACATCTTCAATACCTTTCTCTTTTAAGAATTCTTCAATAGGATTAATATCTACTTCTTCATTTGAATCACTATTACTTTGATTCTCTAATTCAGGTTGACTAATCTCTCCTGTCTCAGTTGTACTAGATCCTTCTACCTCAACTTGCTCAGTTGTAGTAGTTTTATTATCTTCTAGTAAACTATCAAATAAATTTGGTAATTCTGCCATTAACTTATTGTTTCTTATTATTAATTTCACAAAATTAGACTTTTAAAAACTAAAATCAAAAGTAAATATTATTGTTTTTTTTGACATTAATTTTAAAAAAGATTTTATGAAATTACTTCTTGTTTTTTGTATCTATAATCTCTATAAATTTTGATTCTTTTTGTGAACTATATATATTGGAATTTACTACTGTAATTTCGCCTACAATATGTTTTCTTTGAAATCACCTTAGCGGTCAACACTTCTTAGGTTTAATTGTTTCTTTTTTATAATGAGAAATAATATAATTCTCGTTTATAAATTTAGGAGAAACTACTATTTCCGAAGGATACTTTAATTTTAGATTAAGAGAATAATATGGATCAATTAAAGTAGTATCAATATTTACTCCTTTTTGAAATACAGTATCAACAAGTCTAATAGTATCAGTTTTTGTTATTTCTACTTTTTGATATGCTAAAAATTGAATAGTTTTTGCCTTGATTTTGTTATCTTGAATGACACTATCCATTTTTTTCATAATAGAATCTTGTTGGTATTCAAATTGATCTAAAGTTAATTGTAAAATTCTATTCTCTCCATTTTTAGCAAGTAACTCAGTTTTATAATTACTTTCAGCAATACTATAAGCTTCTTTATTTTTTTGATTACTATGATATAATCAAACAATTATAAGAATTAGTATAGTATAAATACCTATATTAATCAGAATTTTTTTCACTCAAATCTTTAATTTTAACAATTAATGAGATCATACTTAGTTCAATCAATTTATTTTCATCATAATAATTGATTGTTTTATTTAATATATCAATTTGTTCTTTAGTGAACGTTATTTCTTTATCGATAGCGGTTTTAGTATTTCACGATATGTTTCCGTTATCTAGGGTTTTTAACTCAAATTTACTAATCTCATCTTCATCAAAACTCACCTTCTTAATTATATGTTCAACAGACATCATCTCAATTAAATTACCTTGTTTAATTGCTGTTTTAATCATTTGAGGTAAAAGAATTCTTTCTACTATATTAAATTTCATATTAGTCCTTATTATTTTAAATAGAGCCGTATATTACAAAATCTAACTCTTGATATATTCTAGCTCCATCTGTTTTATTAATTTGAAATATACACGTATTGTTATATTTTTTTACTACCCGACAAATTACATCATTAATATTCATACCTCTATTTGGATCAGTAACTCAATACTCATAAGGAACAGGAGTTAAACTAATAGCATAATTAGTATGTCCTATATTGTGGTATATATATCCAAATCAGTTATTAGTTTGATTAACATCAGGATTTGATGCGTATTGATACTGTACACTCTGTACTTCTATATTAGGAGCCGAACTATATTTTGTTAGAGTACAACTAAAAGGATCTGATAATATACTTGTAGGTATAGAAATATGTCCTGAATATAATACAGCACTTGTGTTAGTTTCTCCGTTACTTAATGATCATGGACGGGTAGTTAAATTTGCTAATGGATTATATGTATATATTAATAATTGCGCTGTGTTTGCGGGAATAGTTAAAGTAGGAGAATCAACAGTAAATGTCCCTACATAGATAGATACAGAACCAGTGCTAACTGGTTTATATATAGTAATGTTTTTCCCAATATATTTATCGTTAGCAGCAGGTAATACAATATTTAACTCAGAACTAGTAGGTTTTGCAATTAAATTTATTTTTTCATCTATATAATATATTTGAGATGTTTCATCTAATATAGTAATATCCTCAAACAAAGCAGTTCTCGATTTAATACTGCCAGCGCTATTTCAATATAAATTTCCAAATCCAATTGAACCTACTCCTTCATCATCACTTTGAATACCATAGATATAATTACTCGTATAAGTTTTTGTATATACAGTAGATTGGGATGCAGCAGGCCCACTTTTTTTAGTTACTTTTATTTGAACTTCTCGAGCAGGCATATAATCTAGTACATTTGATTTCCAATCTTTAAATGTCAACCCTCCATCAATACTGTATTGACTTTGATATGTAAAACTATAATAAAGTGTAGAAGGAATACCTGAATTTCAAGTAGTTTTACTATATATTTCTACTCCATATATTGGAATTACTTCCATTTCGTTCCCAATAGCATAACATAAATCTGAAGCTCCTACTGTAGGAAATCGATCAGATCAATTATTTCGATCTTTAGAAAATAGTCATGCTGATCTATTTCCTATATGCATAGATATATCTGAAATAACAGCTCCAGACATTGTTCATGTAATATGCCCATTTGCTAATGAACCTCCTCCATCTTCATAAAATTTGGTCGATCCGTTTCCAAATTTAGCAGAACCAATATTATTTAGTTCAATTCTATATGAACCGTCGCTGTTTGGGCCAAGTTTAATATCTCCGTTAAGAATAATTAAACCTTCATTACTTCCTCCATCTAAATAAAGTGTACCTTCTTTATTTCAATAAATATGTCCTTGCGCTAAGTATCCAGATCCATCATTATTTAATAATATTCCAACTTTTCTATTAGAATTTGCATATGAACCAAGAGCAATACACCCATCCTTAATATATAAACCGCCACTATTATTTTGAGCAAACTCCTCGATTTGACCTAATATTGTTGTAGCTTCTGAAACATAATCTGGATTATAATCTCCTTTAATAAAAATTCCCATTCCAGACATTCTACCAAATACCTCATCATAAGCTAACCCATCTAATCTACCTAAACGTATTTTTATATTAGAATTATTTACATAGGGTTCATCAGTAATATCTTCGTTATAATCGTTTTTACTATAAGAATAATTAGTATTATCAATTACATCAATGTAAGGAGCCTTATAATCTGCTGAAGTCATATAAACTGCTCCACGCCGATCAGGATGAATAACATTATCAATTCGAACAAAAGTATCTCCTTCTTCAATTACTCCATTACTTTTACTAGATAATTTAATAAATACAGTTTTATTCTCTACACGAGTAACGACTCCTTCGATATTATAAATATTATATCCTACAGTTTTTTGTAATCTAATAACATCGTTAACTCAAAATACAGTTAAATTTGAAGAAGTCTCATCTTTCATAGTACATCTAACAATGTTATCATCAAAGTTTTCAATTACTCCATCAATATTGTAAAAACTATTATACAATGTATCTAAAAAATTAAGTATACTTAATTCTCCATATTGCGTAGGATATAATTCTTTAGTTTTGTTTCATAAAATTTCATTTGTAATAATTCCTTCAGGAGTTCTTCCTGTTAATAATGTTGTAGCATTATCAACCTGTGTTTTATTGTTAATATCAATTGGTATATATGGCTGATTTGAATAATCAGGTATAAATATATTATATCATTCTTCTAATGTATGTCACTCATTATCTAATGTTCCAAAGTTATAATCATTTTGTATAGAATCAACAATTGTATAGGATCAAGTGTTTGCATCATCGCCTGAATTAATTGTAGGAGAAAATTTATATTCTACTATAGCACTGTCTGAGACTCAAAAAGATCCATTAGTACATTTAATTCGATTAATAATATACTCATAAACACGCATTGCTTTACGTACGTTGATATAATCAATATCTAATGTACTATTAGCAAAATCTAATATTGTATCATTTAAAGTATTTTTATTATTTGTACTCTTTAAAACATTATCAATAAATAAGATATTTTTAATAGTTCAATTTCCAGAGATAGATTCGTTTTCTGCTTTTTTAGCAAATTTATCATCAGTATATCCATTTAAATACTGCGCATTTAAATTTTCTACTAATTGTTTAGAGTTAATAATAAATGGAGGTTCAGTAGTAGTTAGAATTTTAATTGGATTTTTTACAGTTAAATCTTCAATTTCTCAAGAACTACCAGTTTGTTTTATAGTATAAGGTCTATACTCTCCATTGACTGTAATATAGAATCCCCCATCTAGTGTAAGTATCACTTTACTATCTCCAGGATATGTTATAGAAGTAAGATCATCGCTACTTTCTAAAATAATAATATCAGGATCATTTTTTGAATCATTTGATGTATTGTCTAATCCAGTATTATCGTAGTTTAATTCATAATATTTATCTCTAACTCTTATATAAATTCGGCCAAAAGTATTTAATACTAAATCTTTACTTATTGAACCTACTGTTTCTGCATTTTTATGTAAAGCATCTGCCATAGAATTTTTATTTATAAATTTTGTACAAAAATACAAAATATTTAAATAAAAAAAAAGTTAAGAACGAATTCTTAACTTTTCAAATAATTATTCTTTAGGCTGTTCCTTTTCTTTTAACTGCTCTTCCAGTTCTGCTATTCTAGCTATTAATTCTTTATATTTCTCTTCTGTAACATTTTCTTGGGAGTTTCCTTTTACAGATTGAAATAAATCGTTGTATTTTTCATACAATTGTTTCTGTTTGTTTACTGATTCAAACATTATTCGATAAGAATCTACTTGAGATTTTAATTTAGTTTCTAAATCATCTCGTCTTAAATATATTTCTGTATCTCCGTCTTTTACAGATGTAGCATTTGCTGGAACGGTATATTCTAATACATTTCCAAATACTTCTACACGAATAGACATTATCTTTTCTACAGGTATATTAGGATTTCTAAACTCTCCTGGCTTTAGAGGAGGATCAATAGGATTTCCCGCAGTTAGAATTGTTCCTATATATAATTCAGGATTTTTTGTTATACTGTTAATATTTAAGAAGTATAACTTATCATTAACTTTTGAATTAGCAAACATAACCATAAAATATTTTAAAGTAAAAAGAGAAGAATACATTTACATATATCCCTCTCTTATGAAATCTAAATTCTAGCGTTCTTCTCTTTTATATCTTGTAACTTCATTCAAATAAGATTCTGGATTTAAACCTTCAGTTTTAAAGTAATCACATAAAATGCAACATACTTTAGCTAAATGAAAATTATAATCCATTTCTTCACTCTTACTTAAACGGCTTGAAGATTTATATGAATTATACTCATCTTCTCCTTCTAAAATTTTGCAAGCATCTGCTAAGTGATCTTTACAAACCATTAGAAGTTGTTTTGGATGACTAAAATATTTCTTAATGAGTTCAGGATGTAATATCATATTTATAGTAATTTTAAGCTGATGCACTATTTCTTATACTTACAACAATTGCGTGATTTCTTGTTCTTGCTATATTTGGAACAACATAATTACAATGATTAATAAATACATCATAATCGTAAGTTGCGCTTATCTGAGGTGCAGAAGCGCCTTCTTCTTGAGGCATAATAAAACACTCATACGTAGTTTTAGTACGAGTAACTTCTCTATAACCTACTAAACTTCTAGTACAGTAACTAAGATTTTGTACTACTTTAACTATAACAAGATAATCAGTATTGGTTGTTCCATCAGGATTTGTAAATGTAGCGGTATCTACTGAATCGACTGTTACTGTAATCTGATCTTCAATTGGTGAAGTAGTAACAATATTATCTGGTAAATTGAAAGCTAAAACTATTAGCTTTCGCTGAAGTGTGGCGGGACTTTCGTTGTTAGGATTTGAAACTGGAGTCCCTGTAACTGTTGGATTAGAACCAGTTGTTGCCATATTTCGTGAATAACATTAAGATAATATTAATTACGCACAACTACCACAACCAGAATATCCAGCATAACCTGCGCCATATCCAGCATAAGGATAAGCACAACTTACAGGAATTGCAGGCACTGGTTGTTTAGGTAATCCACATTGAATATCCGAAAGCTCTTTCTTAATCGGATCAATCAATTCACGAATAGCTGCAGTTTGAGCCAATTGTGATAATTGATTACTATATTGTAAATTAAGATTTTGAAGGGTATCGATTTTCTGTTGCGTAAATAGATCCTTAATACCTTGGAATCCAGCTTGCATTGCAACAGTTTGATTACCAATTTGCTGTCCAACATTACAGAAACCGTTATTAATTGCAGTCATTAGCTGATTAGTTTGTGCCTGAACAGCTAATTGATCTTCATAACTCATTTTAGTTAAATTAAGATTAACTGCATCTATTGATCTCTGTGTAGTACAGCAACAATCTTGCATTTTGCTAATTATATTACTATCACCCATTTGGATAGCATTAATTACTCGCTCTGCTGAGAAGCCAACATCGCAACCCACTTTATCAATAGCACCTTTAATTCCACAGATAGCCGAATTTAAAGTATTAAAATCACAATTAAGATTAGTTGCAAGTTCTCTTAAAGCGTCTCGGTTTCCATCAATTGCACGAATCGTTAAATTAGTATTTGCATCATTGTTTAATTGATTAGCTAAACCTTGTCCGTTCCCTCATTCTCCATTGCCGTTCATCCATCTCATCATCCACATTCAAACAAGATACATAAACGGATTGTTTCACATAGCTGCTCCGCCAAACATTCCACCGCCATTAGCTAAAGCAGCTGTTTCTAAACCTTTATCGTTATCTCTAAGTAACGCTACTGTTGCTGGATCAAGACTTTTATTATTGTTATTCATTAATGCAGCGACTAAATTAGCATCAAGACCACTTCCAGATGTAGGAACATAGTGTTTTTCAATCACATTTTCCATCATAATATAAAAAGTTAAAAGGTTAATAAATATTATTACATATATGTAATGTTACAATTGCACTACAAATATAGAAATAATTTTATTAACCTTTTGCTTAAGTCAAAAAACATATTATGTTTTTATAATTTTTTTATATAAAAATCTAATTCAGTCGAAAACATATCATAATCATTTCGAAAATTAGAATCATTAAAGTATAATTCTTTTGCTTTATTACATCAATATACTACACTCGAATGTCCACAGTTAAACTCTTTAGAAATTAAATTAACTAAATTATCCTTGTCGTGTTGTTTTAAACTATAAAATTTATATACTATTAACTTTTTTATGTCTACAATATTACGTTTAGAACTCTTACTTAATATTTTATCTTCCGAAATTTCAAATAATTTACTACAGATACTAACTGCTTTTTTAAAAACTTGAGGAAAATATTTTTGATCCATTAGTATATGCTTATATATTAACAATACTTTTAAATTATTCTAGTATATCACATAGTTACTCTACTACCATTTCCTGAAATCATACTCCTAACCTCATAAATATTACCTGTACTTATTTGTCGAATCATTAATGTTCCAGATTCATTAGTTTTCATATAAACTTCCGCATCTATCGTAACTCCCGTTGTAGTTAAAGTAGCATTGTCTCCAGATTCATTAGTAGATTCTATTTCTGATGTTCCTCGGATAGACCATCGTTTATAATCAACTAGTTCTGTTCCTGAAATCGAGTATAGCATTAAAGAAGGATTAGCGTTAGCATTTTTTACCAAAGCGACTTTAATGTTAGCCTCAGTAATATTTAACGAAATATTTCCAGCAGCAGAAGTAAAAGTTCCTTTTACACTAGTTGGTTTTATATTTGATAAAAGTTTTCACGAAGCTCAAGTTTCATCTATTTTTTGTCTATTCCAAATATTATCGTTTGAATCTCAAGCTAATTGATTAACTACATTGGTTTTTGTAAATACAATTAATGTTCCTGAAAGATTATTAGGAGAATTACTAGTAGATTCTTCATAAGAGAAAGTTCCAGAAGATATTTTTTCATTGAGATCAGTTGTTGTATTTCCATTTATTGGAAAATATATACTAGAAAGCTCAAGTATATTTCGGATATTTATTTTTTCATCATCTGTTAAAGTTGAGATAGATGCGTTATATAATGATAATTTATCTATTTCGTAACTTTTTTCAGATTTAAATATTCCTGTTGTATTATCAAAACTATCTATTTTTATAGAATTATTTATAACATAATATACTAAAATATCATCAGTTTTATATAGATTAGCTAATACTGTTCCATTTAATGTAATATATTTAACAGCTAATGTTTCTTCGGAACTAATGCTATCAAATAATAATTTATTTGCAGTAGCGTCAGTTCCTGTAGCTGTCGTATAAGTAATAACAGATAAATTATTTTCTTTTAATTCATCTTTCGTAGCAAGATTTGAAATATCAGGTAATTCAGATTTATCTGCTTTACTTGCTAACACATTAGTTAATTCAGAATTAGTAACTAAATCCGTTATATTGGGGATATCAGTTGTATCTGCTTTGGTATCTAATATATTTTGTAAATTTGTTATATCACTAATTACATGACTATGAATCTTATTAGCTTTATTATTTAATTCTTCTTTAGTTGCTAAATCTGTTATGTTTGGAATTTCTGACTTATCTGCTTTAATATCTAATGTAGTTTGTAAATCAATTACATCAGAAATAGAATGTGTATGTATTTTAGAAGCTTTGCCATTCAATCCATCTGCTAACTCTGTTTTAGTAGCTAAATTAGTTATATCAGGAATTTCTTCTTTAGTAACAAAATTAGATTTATCTATAGTATAAGTTGATTTGTCTAATTTATTATCATTTAATATCTTTCCTTGATTAGCAGATAGTGCTTTACTTGCATTTTCTGTAGTTAAGTTATCTACTACTTCAACAGATTTTATATTACTATCTACGTAATTTTTTACTGCTTTAGAACTTGGATAATGTACATCATCTGCACTATTTGTAATTTCTACTTCTTTTCTTAATATTGTTTCAAAATTAGCTATTTGAGCATTAAATTCTTCTTCAGTTCCTTTATATCCTCCTTCTTGTGCAGCTTCATAAGCAGATATTCCTGCTGTTCCAGGAAATATCTCTCAATTTTGAGTTTGTTTATTAAAATATTTTACGGACATTATAATGGGGATGAGTGGTTTTGTGATCAAGTACACTGTATAGTTTTTTCAAATCCAAATTCATCGCAACATACAAAACAAAAATTAAGTAATCTATTGGAACCTGAAAAATTGGATTGATAAGTAAACGAATTATTACCAGGTCCTGTTCCCTGAACCTTAGCTCAAGATGTAACATTCTGGTTCTGAATATAAAAGAACAAGTACTGCACTACACTGGTATTCGCAGTTATTTCATACCCCGATAGCAACTTCGTTTCGTCTAAAGTCATTACGTTCATAGTGCAAGTGCCACCTCCTGAGTCTCCTATCGCAGGGTTAAACAGGGATGCGTTATAATGCTTCAATATAAGTCTATTTGGGCTTTGCGTAACATCACAAGTGGCTACTTGTTGTTTCCCATTCATAATTACAGATACATGACTTGTAGTTATTTTTGTATAGTCATTTGTAGGTTTAGCTCCTAAACTAGGAACGTTAACCTGACCAGTTTTAGGATCAACATTGGTACCTGAATATGTAATCAATGCTCCTGACGTTATTACACCACCTCCAGTAGTAGCTCCGTTATATCCATAAGTTTGAGAATATGATAAGTTTGGATCTACTAAAGCACCATGAGGAGATGCAGCTGGATAAGTAAAGTTAGTAATTGTTATAGGACCATAAGTTTTAGTCCCTGCACTCTGTTGAATTGTTAAATTAACAGTTTTAGTTTTTCCTTGATGACTTGCTGTAAATGTAACAGTACCTTGTTTTATCTCAGATGAATTATTAGCAGGAACGGTAAGAGTTGCATTGTCTATGGTTCACCCTGAAACATCTGTAGTATAAGTACATACTGCAGAATCAAGTATATTTTCATTTCCAGCACTATATCCTGAAGTATAAGTTACTTCTTGCGTTATACCAGTTATATAATTTGATAAATATACTTGCCCTCCGCCGCCAGCTACAGAAATAGCAGATATTTGATATGTTATATCTATATCTCCATAAAACTTACTATTAGCTTGTTGTTGAACTGTACCTGTAGTCGTTGAATTAATAGTTAATGTATTTCCTGAATATGGACTCTTAGGAGTTCATGTATATTTAAGAGTTTTCGTAATTACAGGCGATGTTGTTACACCCGAAACTGTAGCACCTTTTGAATTTGCAGTTACTACTCCAGTAGAAGTATTAAGCGTCGCAAATGTTCCTGAAGATCCAGGTCAAGAATATGTTCTTGCCATACTGCCTGCTCCGTATGTTGTAGCAGGAATTGTAGTTGTTATTCCCCCTGATGTAAATGTAAAAGTTATAACATTATTACTATTCGTAGATGGACTAGAATTTCCTCCACCTGCCCCAATCTGAGTATACGTTAAGTTTTCTGTTTTACTAAATGCTACTTTTGTTACATAATTCGCTTGTTGATATATATCTACAGATTTAGTATCAGATGATACTCCATTCATTGTTATTACTAAATTTGCCTTAAGTACTACTCTCCTTGTAGTATACGTTGTACCACAAGAATTTGCTGTAACTACCCCTGTTGAAGCATTAATAGCGCCACCATTAACCGAATTTGTACTAGTTCATTTAGCTGTAGCTCCTGATGTTAAATTAGATAGCGCTTCGGTGTAACCAGATGTATAATTTTGTGTTCTACTCTGTGTATAAGATAATGTAGGACTTACTCCTGTTCCTGCTGCATTTATATCACTATAAGTTAAAGTACTAATAGTAGGTTTACCATAAGTAATAGATGTTCTAGCATTAGCTGCGGTATAAAACGTTGCCTGAGCTATAACTGTACCAGTTGCAGAACTCTGTCTTAAATATATTGTATAACTCTTTCGATCTCTAATTACATTATTGTAAGAAGTTTTATTTAATGTACTAGTAGTTGTACTAGAACTATTTATATAGTTACTTTTACTTAATGATAAATAATCTGTTCCACTTAAAGTTAAATATGCAGTTCCAGTTCAATACTCTGTAGTTGCTGTTCCAACATCACCTGTACTATATACAGGAGTTTTTGTTCTTCTAATAGAACCTCAAGTAATTGTTTTAGATCCAGCTCCAGCGGGTAAATCTCCAGATGGAACGGTTAACGTTCCAGTTCAATTTCCATAATTATAACTTACTATTTCGTTAGCAGCTTGAGTTAAAGTTAGTGTAGCATTGGCAGAAATACTAGAATTTGAATATCTTAATGTAGCAGTTCTAGCTGCTCCAGCTACTGTAGTTCTATCTGCTGCAGTAACTTTTACTGCATAATTATGATAAGAAGACTGAGCTATACTAAATCCAGTTCCAGATATTGTTCATATATTACCTGGTGCAACAGTTGTATCAAAATTAGTACTTTCAGATGTATAAGTTAGATGAGCATAATACCCGTCAATAGTTTGTCCTCCAACTGCAAACGTTGTTGTTTGGTTTGTAGAATTTGCGTTAGTAATACTAGTTGCAGTTACTGCATTAGCTTGTTGATAAACTACTATTGTATCTGTGTCTGTACTTGTAAGAGTATCTCCTCCAACTGAACTTGGATTAGTAAATTTTAAAGTTAAACTAGCGTTTACGCTAATACTTCTACGTGCTCCAATCACTGTAGTTCTGTTATCTCCAGTAACTATACCGCTAGAATTTACAGACATTCCTGTTGCAGAACCACTATACGTTCTACTCACTACTGTTTGTGCTCAGAGACTATTAACTTCTGAATCAGCAGAGGTTTTTACAGTTTCCGATGAAAATACATATTTACATGCTCCTCTACCTTCAGGATTCTTAGTACCACCTTTAGCTGGAATATCACCTGCAGGATATGTTAAATTCGTTGTATAACCTGATTGTGGTTGAGCTGTAATTGATTCTACTTTATTTAGTGCTTGAGTTGCTTTAATATCACTTCTACTATATGACCCTGTTTTAGTACCACCTAGCGTATAATTAGCAGAATGTGTTCAAGTAAGAGTAAACGTTCGAGTTATAGGATTTGACTGAGTTGCAGCAGATATTGTATAGCCCTTAGATGATACAACTACTTGACTACCAGCCATACCTGTAAAAGTACCTGTCGGAGTCATTGAATAAACAGCATCTCCGTTTAATGTACCATATGTAGAAGCTGGAGTTGCAGAAGATGTAGATCCAGATGTAAATGTAAAAGTTTGAGCATATTGTCCTCCTCCCTGTGCAGCGTACGTGCCACCTTTAGCTGGAATTGTAGGATAGGTAATTGTTTCAGTACCTTGAGCTACTGCTATATTTGTTACATAATTAGCTGCTTGTGGTGGTTGAGCAAATACTTTAACTGTTTTCCCATTTAAAGTAAGATTTATTTCTGTTACTCTTCCTCTATGATCTGCAGTACTAAGAGCACATAAATTATCTATATTAGTAGTCATATTAGGAAGTGTTCAAGCCCCCGTAGAAGTATTAAGTCCAGTACTACTTGTACCTGCTTCTAATACTGTTATATATGCTAAATCAACTGTAAGTGGATTTGCTTCAGTTCCTGGATTTCCACCTTTGATGTTAAAAAAGAATATACTACTTACTGTTCCAGTACCATATGATACTTCAGCTGTATAATTTTGTCAATCACCCGTTCCATTTACAGATGTTAATCATTTAAAAGTTCCTCCTGTACCTAGAGAATTATAACTGTGCTCAATTTGATAACCTTTAGGTACTTTTGCAACAAATGTACAATAATAGGTGTTGCTGGCAAGCCCAGTATAAGACACAGCAAATCCTCCTAAATTAGGAATTGTTCCAGAACCTTTGTTTTGCCAACGCATTATATATCCTCCGTTTACTGAAACAGGATTTGTTGCAGCAACTCTCGTTAAAGTACACTTGCCAGAATTAGCATTATCGTATACAAATACATTTTTTACATCTACTGTAAATGCAGGATTAGCTAATCACGGTTGAGATAACCTAGCAACAGGCAAAACAACTAAAGACTGTTTATATGTAATAGTTGCTCCAGATGTAATATTATTAGTTGCTCCAGATGTATATGTAGTAGATTGCGAATAACTAACTGTTGGTACTCCAGAATCTCCACCATTAGCAGGAACAACTTTAGTATATCGAGCAAATACACTAGGTGTAGAATACGTAGCATTATTGGCTTGTTGTTGAATTGAATAAGCTAAACTTGCATTTCCATAAGAAGCAGTTCCTGTAGCAGTTAAAATGGTTCCTACTGTAGTTCCTCTAGAAGGAGCAGTAATCTTATTACCAGATAATGTTCATCCGTTTGGAGTAGAAGTAGCAGATAATATAGGAGTAACAGAAATACTACTTGTTGCTGTAGAAGATCCGTTTCAATAGGTATTATAAGTACCGCCTATTGTAACACTTCCGCCAGAAGCAGGAATTGTTGTAATTCCACTTAATACTAATTCGTATCGAACTGTTCCAGCAGATTGAGTTATAGTAACTTGAGCTTCTTTTCCATCATAACTAACTTTATATATTCCAGATCTAGTTGTTGTAGTTTTATTCTCATCAAAAGTTATAACTCTTTCAGATAATGAACCAGTTCCACTTATTTTACTAAATGTAGCTAATGAATTAATGTCTATTGTTTGAGTTTCACTAGAAGAATTTGTTTGATATCAATCACTACAAGTTCCATTAGAAAAAATAGCTCTTTTATATGTAATACTTCCTTTAGTTTGAGTAGCAGTAGCAGATAAAGCTACAGTACCTCCTGTATTAGCTATATTTGTTGTAGGTGATTTAGTAATATTTATAGAAGTAGTAACTCAATCTTCACTAGTTTCTGTTTTTTCTTCTTCTGATATTTTATAATAAAATCCGTTTCATGCAGCTAAATCAAATAATGGAGATATATCTCCTTCACAAATTCCGCAAGAATAAAATTGTACTGTACCTAAAATGCTATTAATTCCAGCTGCATAATTATCTTTGAATACACGATCGTTTCTGACATTATAATACAAATATCATCCGTTTCCTAAATCAATTTTCTTATCGTTAATTGTAGGAGCTAGTGTGGCATTTGTAGCTGTTCACTGACTAAATATTCAATTATTTCCGTTGTCTTTTACAACTATCCACATTGAAGTGGTTTTATCATTTAAACTAGCTAAATTAGTATATACACCTTCGCTAATACTTCATTGATAATTTCCTGTGCCATTAATACGTTCGTATTGTACAACTTTACCCATAGAGTCATCGTCCACAATAGATCAGTTACCTTGAGCGCCACTTTTTCAATTAGTATTAAATTCTTCAGACATTAATTGAGCACAACCATCTGGTTTATATACTAAACTTGATCCACAAAAATAAGGAATATTTCTACATAAACCTTGCAAATTTACAAAATTATCTGTAAACGGCAAAACATTTTGAGCAGTTCCTGTTCAATTTAAAAAATATCTATGATCACCTTCAACTCACTTAGCATTTCTTAAATAATAAAATGTATTCCGATTATTTACATAAAAAGTTATATTACCTCTAGAAGAATGCTGACAAACAGCTCAATATTTAACTCAACGATTTAAACGATCCTCACTAACTGTAAGATCACCTGCTAACATTGTAGAGTTTTCTATTGGAACTTTAAAACTAGTTGTTCCATTACTCTCAGGTACATATGCTTCTCAACAAATAGTATATGGTGTATTAGGTTTAAATTCTAATCCATTAAATTCTAAAGCATCTCTAGCATTCATTCATGCACCATTAGTTTTAATACATGAAATTTCAAACGTAGTAGTATCAAGTCCTAATATATCATTAGCAGAACCTATACTAGCTCAATGTTCTACACTACCGCCCCGAGATTGATTTCTAAGTATATTAAAACCTGGTCCATTTAATCCATATGCATCATAAATATCAAAATCATATTCTCCCTCAACTACTTTATATCAAAGTAAAGTTACATTTTGAGCGGGACCTCCGTTAGTTTCACTAGGAAAAGAGTATGCTGTTATTCAAGTATCTAAATTAGAAGGATTTGGAACAAACGTACCTTGTTTTACAACAGGCGTTGTAGAATTAAAATACAATTCACACTGTTTAGATTGATTTGAAGAATACATAGATATCATTAACTGACCATAGCCATCTAATTGTTCTTGACTACAATATCCACATGCTATAAACGTATATGTTTGACCTTCCTTTAGCTTTCCTAAAACTTGTCCTCCAAATCCATATTGAGCAGAAGTTATTTGGGTTCTATAATCTACAATTAAATCTCCTGTCATATTTTATATGTATTAGAATTGTAGTGGGCATAATTACCCACTACAATGTTATTGTCATTCAAATTTCTCATTAGTCAGTTCATTTAACTTAGTAGTTAACTGTTGAACTTTTAAATTAAGAGCTTCAACTTCTAATTCTAATAAGGATTCTTTATCAATATATAATAATCCATTTTTCTTAGTTACTAGCTCAGGAAATACTTTTTGAACATCTTGAGCAATTCTACCTATTGCAAAAGTCCCATCTTTCTTATAATTTCAAGAACGAAGTGGACTTATATTAAGTGATTTATATATATAATTACGTTGTACGTCTTTAATGTTTGTTTTTAATCGAATGTCAGATGTTGTAAAATTAACTCCTTTATATATTTGATTCGCAGTAAAATTACCTTTATTATCAATAGATGCTATACATCCAACTTCACTATTTTTGAATATGAAACCTCTGCCTGCATTATTATTAATGCTAAAATATATAGCGTGATCTCCAGTTACTGTTCCATGAGTACCATATGTTGCAGTTGGTCCAAAGTACATTCCGTAAGCAGGCGCTAAAGCGATACTACTTTCTATTAAACTAATACCATATCCTTCAGGAGAAGTTTGCGAAACACAAAAGCCTCCAGCCGCTTTCATTCTAGCGGTAGTACTTAACAAACTTGTGGACACGATTGCGGTTCCGTCTCATCTTAAGAAATTATCCGCATTGTATGTTGTTCCTTTACTGAAATAAATAGTAGGATTGGCGGTCGATGCAGATATCGATATTGTTCCATCTGAACTAAGAACTATTCCGTCTCCAGTTGAGGTTAGAGTAGTTCTAGTTCCAGTTGATATTTGTTTTATATAACCATAGGAAAATCTATTAGTAGAAGTTCCAATATAAACAGTGCCTTGAGGAACGATATCTCCTACATTTGAGAGATTTCCACTAACATTATTTGAACCATCAAAAGATTGTCCTCAAAGTGTTTTAGCAGAAGATAATTTAGTTGCACTACTAGCATTTCCACTGAAAGAAGTAGCGGTTACGCTTCCTACAAAAGTTATATTTCCTGTAGAATCTAGTACTGCTAATTGTGATCCATCAGCATCTTTAATATAGAAATTAAAATTATCAGCAAACTCTATTGATCCAAGATTTCCCTTACTAATATTACTAAATTTTATTCCAGCAGATGCTGCGGTATCTCTATTAATAGTTAATCCATTAGTTTGAGTACTATTAATAGTTATATCTCTTGAACGAATTTCAAAATTAGTATTTAAGTATGCAATATTATCTTCCTGTGTATAATTTCAAAATCAATCAACTCCGTTTTCAACTCTATCAGATTTATAAAAATTTAATCCAATATTATTATTTGTGCCTCCAAAAACAGCAGTATTACCGTTAGCTAATTTTATTCCAAATAAACTAGTATAATCAGATTCTATTAACGGAGCTGCTAGAGCAATAGTATAATGATCTCTTCCATTTATAAGAGTACTAGTATTGCCAGTTAAAGTAATTGCTTTATCACCTGTTGAAAATGTTTTCTTACCCGAAATTGTTTGCTCTGTAGCTAGGGTTACATAAGTATTGTTATGATTATGATCTGATCTAGATGCAGTAGATGCTGTATCATTTCCAGTTACTGTGTTAGCTAGAGCAATAGATGCAGAAATTTCTACATACTGAGTTCCTCCTCATCGATAGGTTTTATTAGTATCTTTCGCAACATATATTTTTCCCGATTCTCCTGTAGGTGGAAAATCGCTAAACGAATCATATTCTAATACATCATCGACAAAAGATGGTAGCTGGCTAGAAGGAACTAAACCACTACTATCTAATGATGCTACTCCATTAGCTACTCCAATTTTATTATTTGGAATAAAATCTAAATTTAAATCGTTTTCTAATTGTGATAAGCTTGTTAAATTTTCTGTATCATATACAATTGCGTTACTAGCACTATATGGACGTGATACTTCTAATCCTGCATCTGCAACATTGATTACAGTTCCGTTTATATTATCAGTATTTTGACCTACACGTACCTTAGAATCAACAATATTTAATAAATTTTTTTCTCCATTTATTGTCGAAATGGTTATTATATTGTTTATATCTTTTACAAAATTAAGAGTTCCTGTCATAGTTCCGCCAGCTAGCGGTAAATAATCCGCTAGCTGTGAAACTGTGGCATGTCCTGCAGAATTAATCAGTTCTTCTACTAAGTTTTGATCTACACTACATTTATATTCTTTACCTCTAGTACAAATAGTTGGACCTTCGTCAATAAATGAAATACAACTTTCGAATTCTTCTAAAGTTCCGTCTGTTTCATTACGACTCTTTTCAGCATCATAAGAGGCTTTAGTTGTAAAATGTAAAAAACTTATATCTAATGCCATTTATTTATATTTTAATTTTATACAAAATCAACTCACTGAAACATTGAAGTTACATATTCTTTCACATCATTAGCTTCAACTAATCCGTTTTGTTCAGAACTAGCTGTAGTTATACTTTGTATAGTAATTGATCCAGTTAGATTTTGAGTTGTTCCACTTTTACTATTAGCAGTTAATGTTAAATAATTAGAACCACTTGCAGTAACACTTTGTAAAGCAGTATCTGCTTTGTTTCCTTGTGCTGTAGTAGCTACTCCAATAACATCCGCACGTAGTTCTTTTTCTGCAATCGTTAAATTAACTGCTGGAGACGTTGCAGCTTGTCCATTACGTAATGTAATTACTCCTACTGCTCCACCAATAGACTGGACACCTGTACTTGCAGCAACATCAATTTTATTTTCTAGTTTAGATATAGCTTTATTAATTGTATCTGTTGCAACAATAGAACTACTCTCAGTTCCTTTTTCATATCCAGTTAGAGCTATATCACTTCCTTTTAAAGTTATATCTTGATTTAGAGATAATCCATTTACCTTTCTTGTAGTTGGAACTTTATTATTAAGTTCAGATTGCAGATTATTAATTTTACTAATTGAAAGATTTGGAATATCTGTCTCAAGTATAGGTAACTTTGTTACTTCAATTAACCCGTTTGTTTGTGTAACAGACCTTACAAATCCACTATCTTTATCTGCTACCGTTAATTCAGCTAATTTAACATCTATTTGATTATCAACTTCTGATACTGTAGTTGCTGCTTCAGCAGTTGTTTTAACTGCTGCTAATTGTTGAGATACTGTTGATTCTGAACTAAATCCACTTCCAAGTTTAGTATCAATATCTGTAACAGATTGCTTAGTAGCAATTGTAGAGGTGTCAACTGAAATTACGTTTTTATTAATGGTAATGCCTGAGCCAGCAGTATAAGCATCTACCAATGATGCAAGATCTACTTCAATATTTTCTATACCTGCATCAGTATTAAATGCAATTGTAAGAACTTTAGTTTCAGGATCAAATGATACATTTTGTACCATTCCATCTTTAACAAACTGGGTAGCATCTATACTTGCAATTTCTACACTATCTTGCCCAGATAATATAATCTTTTTTGTTTCAGTACTATAAGATAAAGATAATTCTGAACTTAATGTACCACCACTTAACTTTAATATTTTATCTTCAGAAGCTACACCAGTTACAGTTACTGTGGGGACTGTAATATTAACGTCTTTATTACTTCCAGGAGATACAGGTTTTCCATTAACCTTAATAGTTTCAATAACGTTTACTTGTGCACCAGCCGCAATACCACTGAGTTTTGTTTTCTCAGTAGTAGTATAATCTTCTGTAGATAATTGTTTACCAACAACTTTATCTACTTTTTTATTTAACTCTGTATTAACGTAAGATGTATCTGCTTTTTGACTAAGAGCAGAGGCAACTTCTGTTGCAGAAGCTACATCTGATAAATCTAAATCAATAACTGTACCGTTAGCGTTAGTAATAGTTAGATGTTTTGTTTCTTCATCTCAATGAGCATCTCTAACTCCACCAAAAACATCAGTTGCGGTTTCACTTTTTGCTATTTTAATTAATCCAGTCGAAGTTTCAAAATAAATACGTCCAGGTATTAAATTTAGTGAAGGTACCGTTGTTAACTTAGAAAAACTTAAATTAGTTGTATTTGCCATTTTAATAAAAGATTACTTATGAAATTTCATTTCAAAATATATCTAACTTTCCATCCGTTCCTACTTGAATTGCAGAATTAGCAGAAACAATTTTTGCTACATTCACTACTAAACTTCTAGAAGTACCAGAACCACTTATAGTTAATGTTTCATCAGGACTAGTTAGAGATGTAATACCTCCTGATACTGCTGTTTGAATACTATTACTAAGAGCTTGCATTCCAGCTACAATTGTTTGATCTGCTCCAACATCAACTCCACCAGTAATAGCAGTACCAATCTTAATTGTTGAACCTTTTAAACCTGTTAAATCAAGTTTTAAACCATCTGCTGATTTAGATAATGCTGAATCTGTAGCAGCGTCAAGTTTAAGATCGATTGTATTTTCTTCTGAAATTGTAATCGCCTCACCTGCAGTAAGTGAATCTTGTTTATCTTCAACAGAAGTTTGTAAAGATTCAATATTAGACTTATTAGTTCTAATTTGATTAAGATCTGTATCAGAAATTAAACCAGAACCTTCTACTTTATCAACTTTATTATTAAGTTGATTAGTAACTGTAGTAATCTGTTCTTGTAAATCTGTATCAGTAGCTTCAAGTTCTGTTTTAACTTCAGAAATAGCACCATCAACTTGAGATTTTGTATAATAACCTGAAAGATCAATAGTTCCACCTAGCGGATCCCATTGAGTTCCATCCCAAGCATAATTAGTTCCAGCAGGAGTAGTTTCATGAGCTGCAACTACATTCCATACATCTCCTTTTTTATTTCCTTCAGAAGGAAGTTCTTCATAAGTATCTTTTGTACCTTTATAATCTAAAGCTGAAGCGACAGAAGATCTTAACTCATCTACAAGCGTTTTTAAAGCTTTACCTTGAGCAGCAGATAAAGCAGCATCTGTTCTATCGCTTTCAAGAGAATTGATAATTTCTACAACAGTTCCAGTTGCAAGAGTTTCCCAAACTCTATTAGAACCATCTTCATCAAAACTCTTTAATATATATGCGGTTTTATTTTCTTTTACATAAACAATAAGACCTTCTACTAACTGAATCGTAGGCATTGCGTCACGATCAGCAATAGATGCTTGGATTGTTCTATTGTCGAGTGGTAGATTCGCACCTAAATCAAACCCAGAACCTACCGAAATGCCTTTACCAAAATATTCTGCCATGATTAGTTAAAGTTTACATAGTAAGTACTAGGTTGAGTCATTTTACCCGATAGATATACGGTATAGTTAACCGATTGTCCATCTAAACAAGTAACCTGAACGGTACTAGTGGTATAAGTTCCAGTTACATCAAAGTTGTTACTGTCTTTAATATTTGATACGTTCCATCCTGTTGGAGCAGCAAAACAAATATATTGTTCAGTAATTGGTCCAGAAACTTTAACAGTTTTCTTTGCAGATACAGTTTTAGTCATTCCTTTAATTACTTCTTGAGTAATATTATTTGTTGAAACTAATCCTGAGTAAGCTGGGCGATAACCTGTTACGGTTACTTTACTGGAATCTACAGATCCCGCAGGAAGTGGTGTTTGATAATTATTTCCTTTTGAATCTTTTGGTTGAGGACCTTGTGCATACACCGCACGATAATAATAATCCATCGCTCCAGCCACTACTGTTTCTGGAAGATCCTCTATTTTACTTGAACCATATAAAATTTTAGAAGCTTCAATGTTTTGTGCACCAGCTCTATTATTTTGTTTTGTACCTGCTAAATTAATTGCGCCAGCATTAAAACTAACGTTAAAATTAGCAGTAGTTGGAGCAACTGCTCCAATTTCTTGAATATTAGAATAGCTTTTTAAAGAAATACTAGCACTAGGATTAGTGAATGTAGGATTAACCGTAGGGAAAATGAGTGTATCAAAAATTTCATTATAACTTTTACCAGTTAATTGAGCTACTGTTGTGCCAGCAGCAATTCCTCCCAGTTTTTCTACGGTAGATACCGTTGAAGACAAGCTAGACGAATAATTTCCACTCAAACTATCTAATTTAGCTTTATCTTCTTTAGACATCAAACCGTCTAATACTTCTGACGCTTTCGCTAAAGCTACATCAGTAGTATCTCCACTAGTATAATGTATAGTTAAACAATTATTTGTAGAATTTAATGTAACATCTTGTACCTTACCTCCCCCATATGAATGATTATTCATAAATATTTCATAGGTATCGGTACAAAAGTATATTCCATTGCCGTGTTGACTAGCGTCGTACGAACCTTTTGGACCTCTATAAAATAATACTGGAACTGCCATTTAATTATTGTTTTAATTAATATCGATTCATGTAAGTGTGCCTGCAGCAATAATTTTTTGTTCTAAAACATCAACTTGCTGATCTATTTCGGTTTTAGTATAATAATTAGTTAAATCTGCTACGGTTTTGCCTGATCCTCATAGTTCTCATCTATGTGTACCTTGCCCGTTATCTATTCAAACATATTCATCAAACAAATCATTTCCACTTGAAAGATGATTAGGAACTAAATATATAACATTAGTTTCTCCAGATTCAGGTAAAGATTGAACTATTTTAAAACTAACATTATCCCATGTAGCAATTTGTCCTAAAGTTTCAATAAATTGTTCTTCTGTCAAAGTTCCTCCACCTTGAACATATTGTTCATAAGCTGAATAACCTCTCGGCCCTCTATATTGTTCATCATCTGCATTCGTTGGATCATATCAGATCATATTCTGACAATCATCATAGGCAGGATTTTCAGGATGCATTTCCTTATATTCACAAGGTGATTCTGGTCCAACATGAATGTTTTGATCTCCAGGAGCTCCTTGAGGAATATAAAAATCAAATACTGCATTAGTAGGGTCAGAACTAATATTTTTTACATTAGCAGGTTCAGTATATTCTACTGTAGTAGTTTTATTAACAGTAACAGTAGCATTATCTCCCTTTTCTCCATATACTCTACCCGCGTCTTGTATTTCATTATTAGTTAAAGTAACTATTAAATGAGCATTTTCATTAATTAGTAAAGTTTTAATTCCAACTCCTCTAATTTCTTCAAGACTACAAATATTCGTTCATCCTCCCTCAGAACCATAATATTTCCATTGTATGTGTCCATCTGCTCTTCGTAATAATACTTCTCTGCCATCTTTGCCGTCATTTCCTTGAGGACCTCTTACATTTCCTAAATCTCTAGCTTGGTTTTCAGAAGATAATCGAACTCATAAATGAAAACGTTCATCAATAAAAACATCTTCTATTGTATCTCCTTTAGGACCAATTAGTTCACTTAATGGAACTAATGAATACCAATCGTCTAAATTTTCATATTTTCATTGAAGTTCTATTCCATTGTTTCTAATTATTACAGGAACTCCATTTTTTCCAGTAATGTCTGACAATGGAAGTAGATTGTATCAATAAACAGAGTCATAAGAAAACTGTATATAATTACTAGCAACTCTTAAATTTACATTATCTCCTTTCTCTCCTTTAGGACCAGGATCTCCTTTTTGTCCAGGATCTCCTTTTTGTCCAGGATCTCCTTTTTGTCCAGGGTCTCCTTTAGGTCCTATTAGATTTACGTAGATTCACGTTTCCTCATTTTCTCTTTTAACTCCTAAATTTGTCCCATCCCATTTAAATTGCAATCCAATTCCGTCTTCTCCGTCTTCTCCTTTTTGCCCTGGATCTCCTTTATCTCCTTTGATTAGAGCAGGATCTGGATTAGGTAAGTTTCCGTTATTCTCTCAACTTAACATTCCTGAACTAGGATCAAAGTGAGGAATAAAAACAGCACCTTTTTCGCCTTGTGCTCCAGGTTGACCTTGCATTACTAGAGTTCAATATTCATTATTTACTTTACTAACTAATGGTTCAGAGTCAATACTAACATCATTAGATCAATGTGTTTTTTTACAAGCAAAAAGAGCATTATCGTGAGAAACAAAATCGACAGTATATTCATCATTAAAGTAATGACTGTTTGGATTTCACTCCTCATATCTAAACGATAATCCACGATAGAAATCAATAGTATTATTGTAAGCAAATGTTTGACGTGAAATATTATTTTCGATATTAGAAGCATTTAAATTTCTTGAACTAATTGTTCTCTTCATAATATTGAATTATTTTAAAATAATCGTTTCTAGATATATCTCCGTTTTCTATATAATCTATTGTGTTCATAAGATCATCTAGAAATTTTAAAGTTTGTTTATCATATGTATATCCGAATTTTAATTTTTCTAATTCTGATAGATACACATTTAAAAAGATATTATATAGTTGCTCCACAATCACATTTATTATAATTTGTCTCTCCCAATATATCTTTACATATATAATTACACGAAGTCAAATCTTCAATTATACGTTGTGCTTCTAAATAACTTCCTTGTTCAATTAAATAACTTAAGATATATACAGAATCAAATAGAAAATTTCGCATATTTCTTATAGATTCATCAGATGAGCAATTATCATATGTACACTTACTATTAAGATTATCATAAATCATCTTCTTTTGTAACGAAATTAAACATTTATTTAAATAACAAATAGATACAATTTGTTTATTCGTTCAATATTCAATTTCATCAGTTATTAAACTAGATAATTCAGAATAATCTTCAACTTTCTTTGCAGATTCTACGGTTAACGTTTCATTTTGCCCGTCAGTTGTTCCTATATAAATATCTCAAGTGTTTCCGTTACTATAATAAAACAATTTCCCACTCGCATTATATGTATCTGCATCTGAAGATTTAAGATGTTCTAATTTTTCAATACAATATTTGTTATATATATATAAACCATCTTTAGGTAACTTATACAGATAAGGAGTTCGAATATCATTTGTTTCTAAATCTAAACATCTTATAGAATCTTCGAGAACAGTTAAATCATCTGTACTATAGGAATTATTTTCTAGGAAATCAATAAATACATGCTGTTTTCAATCACTATTTTCTTCTTGCCATTTTTCATAACTATGCTCAAAATTAGACGTTCCTGTAATATCTGTTACCTGTAAATAACATCCAGACGTCATAGTTATTTCTACTTCAATTGGACGTGATGCACTCATCTGTTTAAATATTTGTTTTTATTTTATTGTTATATGGATTTGAGTCATATAGCTGCATTTGTTCAACTTGGATTTGTTTTTCCTTTGTATCAATTACTCTATCATTATAATCCTTATTATCTCGGATTTTTTGCTCTTCTAAAGAAATACGTTTACGCTCTAGATCAAGTTTTTCTTTACTATTTTTATCAATCTGATTTAATAGTTTTTTGTTTTCTGAACTAAGTTGTTCTAGCTGTCTTTGATTTTCTTGAATTTGAGCTTCATATTGTTGTATACGTTGTTGTAATTGCATTAATTGATCGTTTTCAAGCTTTTTAGATTTCATTGAACGTGTTATATAACGTTCTAAGTCATTCATATTTTTAGCTTTGAAGATATTAACTACTAACTCAGAATCAGCCAATCCTGCTTTAATTAATTCAGGACTAACAGATTTTAAAGCCTCCATATCTCTATATGTTCGAGTACTATCTTCGATATGAATATCAAAATCAGTTATAGTATAGTGTTCAGGCAATGCAGTAAACAATTTAGCATATTTATCTCCTAAAATTATTGTACCTCTTAATCCCTTTTTAAATACTATTTTAGCTAGATTTAACATATCATAGTTAACTTCTTTATACATTAAATCCATTGCGTCAAAGTACTGTTTAGTTAATAGAGTAGATTGTTTAATTCCAACTTGTACGTTTGAAACAGCGTCTCGTTGCTCTATTTGACCTAGTTTTTCTTGGAATACTCCTGTAATAGATGATGCTTGTTGTTCAACAGATTGAATTGCAAGTTGTATTGCTTGTATTGCTTGAACTTTTACTGTATCATCAAATCCGTTAAAAATAGTATTTAACGATTGCCCTTCTTGAGAACTATCTAAAATAGCTACTCCATTCTTTTTTCAAGCTAATCACTTTTGAATTCTTTCAGGCATTTCAACTCCTAATGCTTCAGGAACGTTAGCTAAGTCTAACCATTCACCAACAGTTCCACTAGAAGCAATTAAGTTGTCTCTATAGAACAATAGCATATCGTATTTCATTTGTGTTCACATAAGTTCGTTACTCTTATGCCGTCTATTTAGACTGCTACATATTTCTATGTAGATCAGACTATATCATATATAAATTAATATTTTGTAATATAATTGTTAATAAATCTTCTTGAAAACATTCAGTAGATGTTTTATTTGGCCAATTTTGAGGAACATACAAATTATTTTTAATAATCTTTTTTAATTCCGCTTCAAAATTTACACATGCTTCAAATTCATTAAATTCAATAATTTTAAGAACATCGATGTTATAATTTAACTTTTTGTAGTCATCAAATCTTCTTAAGTTTCCATCAGTTTTCTTATATGTGATTCCTAATTTATAGAATTTTTCTGTTGAATTTGATAATTTAATTAGATAAAACACATTACTTTTTGTTCAATTGGTATTACATTTTATACAACCACAGCCCGAAAATATATAATCATTATCTATTTTAACTTCTCCATGAATAGGACAAATTAATATACATTTTCCATTATGCCGATTTGTAGATTCAATTTTAAAATCATAAACATTATTATACAAATAACGTAACTGTTTATAAAAATAATCTTTTCTATTAACCGCACTACGAATATTTGGAGTGTGACCAGCTAATAATGCATCAGGAGAAATAGAAACTATTCCATATTGTGTATCAAATAACATTTTATCCTTCATTTTTGTATACTCAGATAAAGGATGAATTTGATTATATATCTTAGGTTCTTTGTCTTTTAACATATTCATAAAATACTCAGTTTTATTAACCGCTAGTAATATTCCTGGACGATTATTAAACAACTGTTTAGCCTGAGTTAATTTTATAATACCGTATCTATCTTTAACAATAATAGGTTGTGATAAACCTTTAAAACGCCCAATGACTTCAAGCTCCCCATTATATAGTTGCTTTACTTTTTGTTTATAATTTTCTTCGTTATATTTCATAACTACTTATTAATTTATTAACAATTATCTTTAATTTATACTCCCGCGCTTCGGATCACTTGATCCTACATAATAGTCGTTGAACCTTCCATTTTTATATGGCTTGGCTGCTGATTGCCCTCGACTTTACGTTAGGGGTTTCCAGCAATTCACGGAATTTAGACAGGACTCATACTAATGTTAATCCTGTAGATCAGAAGTAGCTAAAATAAGAGAGAACGGCTGTCCGTTTTTATCTAAAAAGAATGTTCCGTTAACTGATAATGTACATTTACTTGGATAATCAGAAGAGCGCACTACATATTTAGATTCACCTCTAGTAATATAAATATCATTTCCAATTTTTACACCTTCGTGTCTAGTTAAATACCCTGTTTTTTTATTAACTTCAAGTCATTCAACTTCATAAACTGGAATTGTATTAAGCAATCTATGTCCATTTATTGTTTCATCAAATGGCAACATTGGAGTTACTTCTAATCCTCCTAATATACCTGTACTTGTTCCTTCTAAGATAGTTCCTGTATCAGTTCTAATTTCTGTATTAGCTGCTGGAACTCTTACAAATACACTGTTAAAATATGCTTGATTCTTATGAAAATCATTATCTAAAGATTCTAGAGCTTCTGAAGTTAATTCATCGTGATATCGATTAATTATTTCCTCTTTAGTCATGTACTTACGAATAACTGCTCGATAAGAATCTTTTAAATAATAAGAATTAGTATTACGTTCAATAAAGGTATTTAGAGGATTTAATATTTCTAATGATACATTTTCTCCATTTTCAGTTGGAATCACTCGATAATAACATGTTCCTGTAATTAAGAGATCTAAAAATAACTCTCGCATCTTATTTTTTAAATCTATGTTGCGAGATTGACGTAAATATATTAGTATATTTTGTGCTGCAATTTCATATTCAGAAGTGAAAGATTCTTCTGTATCTGCGATTAATTTATCTAATTCTGCCTGAATAAATGGATCATTATTTGCAAGTTCTCTGTTATCTAATAGTATCGGAATAATAGAATTTTGTAAATATGATTTTAAATACTTATAGACAGTTTCGTTAATTTTTAATTGCTTTTCTCGCATAATATTAGAAACAGTTTTAGAATCTTTACAAGATATTTTTAAATCAGGTTCTAATCCTAAATACTCTCCAATTAATACATCGATATGTTTTTTAATTAAAGGAGTAAAATTAATAGAGGTAGGAGTACCTATTCCAAAATTATCTTCTAAATGTCTAAACTGTTCTGCATCTCTAGTACAATGATAATAGTTATATGCTTTTCTAAGCTTAACTTTATCGTAGACCAGTTCAGCAATTGTCTTTTTAATTTTTTCAATATCTGTATTATTCATTATAATATATCGTTATTACAATAATCGTCTGTATCGATACATTGTGACTCATATCATTCATGTTTAATTGCTCGGAAATGATGTGCTCGTTCTATTTGGCGTTTACGTAAGTCCTTAGCAATAAACTTTAGAAATGATTCTTTATCTCCTTGATAATTAATAACCATAGGAGACATTTCTTGGTTTAGATATAAGTTTAATGTAAAATCATCTTCACTTTCGATTACTTTTAAGTGTCCAATATACTTACAACATGTAACTTTTTCAATAATATCTAAAACCTCTTTTTCTAATTGTGTCATGTTGTTGGAATTATACCATATCGTTTATATCCTCTGTCGTCAATATATCATCCAATATCTTTTCAAGTTTTAGTAACTTCGTTTTTAACTTTAGGATTAATTCCAGTTAATTCTTCATCCGCCATTTCACACATCCCAAGAGCAGCTACAATATCAAATTTTCTTTTATTTTCGTATGAATAGTTTAGTAACTGTTCAAGCATTTCATCAGAATCAATTCCATAACAGTAATCATTTACAAAGTTATTGATCAATTCTAATCCGTGTTTAATAATAGTTTCTGTTGCAGGTACTCCTATCATGGCCGAATTTCCTTTTTTTATATCTCCTAAACTAGATTTTGGACGTCGCATAAATAGAGAATCTTTCTTTTTTTCTCTAAAGTAAGTTAATATACTGATTTTTGTATGTTCAAGTAACGCCTTACAATTGTACCATACTAAAATCTTCATTGCGTTTTCATAAGCTTCTCGTATGTCTCTTGGGCGATCTTTATAAATACAAACATATTTAGGTTCATTTAAACCAAATATTCTTCTTTTTACAACAATACAAAAATCTGATACATCGTATTGTGTTGCAGAATCCCCAGTACCCTGATCGATAGAGTCTATTCCTGCAACATATAAATTATTATATATATTGCTTTCGCTATCTCGTTTTGGTTCTTCGTAAACTAATATTTTACTATTAGGACTAGATACTGCTTTAACTTTATTTCGAGAATTATCGTTATCTTCTCTATCTCATAATAACGCTATATGTTGAGGAGAAGTTCCCATTTTATGTACTCGAATCTGAGTAATTCTATCTGCAATTAATACGGAATCAAATATATTTTCACCTTGTCGTAATAATGCTTCTTTAGGAGTAAAACAATATTCTGAACAATACTCTAATAACCGTTCTCCTGATTTTAATTTGCGTTGTTCTTCATAAAAAGCTTTAGCTCGTTTAGTATCGGTTACTCCTCGATTATCAACATACCCAGGACGCATCATAAATTCATATGCTGGAATAAAGAACCCAGTATACTGTGCAGTACCATCATCTGAATAGAAGTTTTTATATGGAAGTACTCCTGCGCTTAATGGATCTTCAAACATTTTAGCTAAACCAGCTAGAGCAGGCCCCATATCGCCTCCCGTCCCTCATGCGATCTTAATCCCGACTCTAGCTCCTCCTAGTTCAACTAGAGCAGTACCTTGCGTTCACGATGTTGAAAGTATTGGATTAGATCCAGCCTCTTCAAATAAGAGTCTATCTACACGTTCACCTCTAATTTTTCTTGGATGATCTGCTGTTATTCCTTCTATATCAGCCATTCGCCCAAATTCTATGCCTTCACTATCAACAAGAGATGCACGTTTGTGTTTTATATTATCGATTTTCTGACGAAGTCGTTTCATACCTCCGTCAGTATTTTGATTTAATCAGTTTAATTGTACTCAGCATTTACCTAATACGGTATCAACATAACTCTCAGTATATGCTGTATAAATAGTAGTAAAACCTTTAGTAGTAATAAAAGGACGAACACCCAAACAAGCTCCAATTTCTGAAAAACCTCAATTTTTGTTATCTCTAAGGCTTTTTATCCCTAGACTCTTATAATTTCTTATAAGTTCAGCATATATTTTCATCCTTAACTAAATATTAGGATGTTTCGCTCTCGTGGAAAGTTTATCTCTGTGATTCCTTTCTATGCGTTACGATGGTCAGTGATTAATTGACTTATCTCGCTGTTAACATAGTGATTTTAATCACCTTAGTCTTCTGCGATATAGCGAAATTTATTACTTTTATATTACTATAAAAGAGGGCAGGTATTAGTTTACCCCACGAGATTTTAATGCAACACAATCTTTATAAAGATATTCGCACATTTCTAGATAGTGAAAATATTCATATTGTTTTGCAAAAAAAGTTGGAAATGCTTCGGTACGTCCCGCACCAGCTTTTTTCTCTCCATCAACAGTTTTCATTCGATAGAAATTCAAAAAGAAATAATGATCTCCAGTTATCCTATATTTTCCAACAGTATAACCATCTACACAACGTTTATACTGTTCTGTTCAATAATCACGATAAGGTTTGCTATTTTTAGGATATTCTGTATAATGTCCTCTTTCCATAAACAATCTACCTGCCTCAGTAAATGGAGTTGGATCAAAATCTAAACCTTGAGTTTCATTTATAGGTCTATAACCAGTTAATTCATAAGATAATTCTGGATCAAAATATAATATTTCTTCATCAAGAGGAACATCTCACGCACCATTGCGTTTTCTATGTCCTTCCTTAGGAAACTCATAATATGGACTTTCCTCTTCGTCTTCTGTTTTTGATACAGTTACATCTTGAAATAATTTCTTTTTTAATTCTTCTTCATACCTGTCTGCAAATGTAGGTAAAGTTGCAGGAGGATTTTTTCTTGGTCTACCTCGTTTTCGTTTTACTTCTTGTTCCATTATTTATATTTTTATCTTTGGAGTTGATCCATATCTCCAAAACCTGGCTCGTTATCTGCTCTTAATTTGGATTGGGCTTTTAAACCTTTCTTATATGTAAGTTCGAGTTCCTTTAAATAAGCATCCATTTTTCCAATTTGAGTTAAACTTTCCATAATTTTTTTAGGATCGTTAATATATTTACCTCCATTTAATTCATCTCTTTCGTTAAAATCGATTGAATCTAAAAATACTCTCATCTTTTCTAGAGTTCTAAATGCAGTTTTAATCAAACTTAGAATTCTTGATGAATCTTTAAGTTCTATATATTTTCTACAAGCAGCTCTAAAAGTTTCATCATTAAACTCTTTTTCAGTAAGTCCGCTATCTTCCATAGCTGCTTGATGTTTCTCTTGTTCTAAGTATTCAAAATATGGAGATTTATAGTCTAAAGCTAAATAAATATATGCAAATTCTCTATAAGCACGTAAACGTTTAATACCTTTAGGATCTTCTTTACATTTATTTCTGTCTTCGTTTCATAGAGCTGCAAATTCTTTAATTAGCAAAATAGAATATTCATTAATCTCTAATCTCTGTAAATCATTATTAAATATAAATAAATCCATATTATTCCTTATAAAGCAAAAAGATATCTCTTATACCTTTCCGCCTTTTTTGTAAACTCCATATTGTTTCCATCTTTGTTGGAATCAATTAAAATCTGGCATACCTTTACTAAATGTTTGTATATCTGGCGCTCCACTTCCTCCATTTGAGATGACTCTTGTAAACGTTGTATCAGTTGGAGTTATTACTCTCTCTGTATAACCTTGACCTGGAGCATATATACGGTCAATAACTTTACCTGATGGAGAAGCAACACGTTGTATTGTTCTTTGGCCCCCTCCGTCAATGTTTGGTAAAACTGTTGTTTTAGCAGAGTTGAATGCAAAAGTTCAAGGAGTTAAATAACCTTTTTGGTAAGTTTCAACTTTAGATTTCGACTTAGATTTAGTTTTTGTGCCATTTTCAGCTTTTACGATTTTCTTAGTATCACATCCGCAGGCACATTTTTCAACAACTCCTCCATTTTCGAATACTTTGTGCATTTCACATCCACAGGAACATTTCTTAGTTTTTAGTTTGCCACCTTTTTTATGCAAAGAAACAATGTAATCTAATTTACTTGTAGGAAGAATTCCTCCATTAGCAAATTTAGAAGGGTCTTTATCTTGTTCTTCTAAGAACGTATTCATTAGAGTCTGAATAGTTTGTTTGCCTTCGTCTGTTTCATATAATCGATTTAAATCTTCTGCAACTTCTTCTAAAGATTTACCTTTAAATTCTTCAAATTTTGTTGGAAGTCATTCTAAAAATTTTTGTATTTTCTTTTCGTCCATTTTATTAAATTATTGAAATATTATGAATATAAAGTTTTTATTTTATTATAAATCTTCATTTTCATAAAACTTTAAATCCTTAGTAGAAAAGATTGCTTCTTGTAAAGTAGCATTATTGTCATATCATCTACATCTAATTCCTTTAAATAAGGATTCAAGATTCGCTCCTTTCTTTATCGTTTGCATTACTCTTCCTACTACATACATGACTGGACGATTTGGAATTGGATGTCTTAATATTACCAAATCTCCAGGATTAAAAAATATTTTATCTTCTAACATCATTAATTTTTATTTACAATTCTACATATAATATTTTGTTCTGTAATAGCATAATATCCTTGATTATCAAAAGGTATTGGAACAGGAATATTTCTACAATACACATCCTCTCCAACTTTTACATTTTTACATTCAGGTCCAATAGCAATTACTTCTGCACAAATAATTTCCTGATGAGATTCTTCCATTTCTCCAGATTCGTGACTAAAATACATTTCATGTCCATCTAAACCATAGATAATCCCTGAAGCACTAGTCTTAATACTACGATAGGGATTTCTATCATAAAGTTTAATGATTACATTACTATTACAAGCTACAATTTCTTTGTTAGCTGCAGATTTAACTCCTTCATTTTGTTTACATAAATTATCTGCCATTTCAAGTTGAGCTTGTTCTTGCAATTTTTTCATCACTTCTTTATCTGTTGTAGTTAAATCTTCTGATTGATCGAGTCCTGGCATATAATGTATGCCTGTTAATTCCATTTTTCTATTTCCTAAATCCATTTTATCACTTATTTTTTAAACATTTTTCTTCTCTTACTCGGACTTTAGCATCTAATATACATCCACATAAATCACAACTATCTTGACCTAAAAATTTTACATTATGCTGACAGTGCTTACAAATATCTAATCGATAATTTGCTAAATCTTGTTCTTTTAAAAAGATTTTATTGTATCAACCTATTAATATATGTTTTATATTAATCTGCATATTATCATTTTCTTATAATACATTTTGCATTTGATAGACGGACTTTTTTACTTAAATTACAACCGCACCCTTTAACGTATCCTTCTTTTCCGTAATTTACCACATCTTTTCCATCTTTACTAATATATAAAGAACTATTACAAATAGGACCTACTGGAGTCTTTTTATATAATGGACACTTCATACATATCCTTAAACGTTTATTACTTAAATTCTCATTAGCTCCAAATAATTCTTTAATATGCCCATCTAATATATCTATAAATCCCATAATATTTTATTTAAAAAAGATACTCCAATTATATTTATAACCTTTTAACTTGCAATTGTAACGATTACTAATATACGATTGGAGTATCTTTTGATAATTCTTCTTTTATAAGTAGTTGTTTTTTGTAGTGTTTAAGAAGTACTTCTACTTCTTTTTTCATATATTCTACTTCAATTTCTTCAACTTTATTTGAATGATCAATGTGAATTAACTTTAACATTTTAATATTTAAATCTGGATTAATTTGTTGAAGCAAATAAGCATACATTGATAATTGAAGTGTATAGTGCATTAAATTACAATCCTGAATTGTATTTAAAGGATATTTTAGACATTCATATCGTTTTGTTGATTTATTATAATAAGATTTGCGATCGATTTTTTTATTAGTTTTAAAATCTATAATTATTATATCGTTCCCATCTTTAATTAATAAATCAATTTGTCCTGCAACTCTCAATACGCCATCTCTTGATTTTACACTAATAAGAAATTCTGGATATACTGCTTTTTCTGTATCAAGTCGATAATGTCCTTTCTTAACACTAAATTTCCCACCTAATCCGTATCTTTTTAGTTCTTTTTCTGGATTTTGATACATTGCGTTTTCAAACTTAGCATGTATTTTAGTGCCACGTTCACAGGATTTATTTTTTTCATCTTCGTAACTTTGTAAGATTTCTTCTCGTTTAGTATTAAATTGAGATTCATCAATACTAAGTTTATGTAAAATAGATGGATCAAATTTTTTAGTTGCAAGTAACACTTTCTTTAAAGCTGCAAACGTTACATCGTCTGTTAATGATTCTAATGCTTTATATGCTGATCAAAAAGCAGAATCAAATATATTAGTATAATTATGAATTAGTGTCGTAACAGATATATAATAGGATCCATCTGTTTTATCTATATAAACGTGTTGCTGATCATTATAAATTACATTGTCATTTTCTTTATCAATAGATAAGTCATTATAAAACTTATCTTTTTCTAAAATCATTGTCATAAATCACTAGTATTTTAATACATCTCTAATAACGTGTCCTTGTCCCATTAAATCGTGTACTACATTTGGACTAGTTGGAACTTCGTCATCACAACTAAAACACCACAATGCAGCTAATGGAGAATTATCTGTATTACGTATAAGAATTACAATATATCCCTTAATATTTTCATTCAAACATCTAGTATAGGAATTTTTATCAATTGTTTCTAAAGATTTTAGAGTTCTTATTACTTGGCCATGTTTTAATAATTCTGCATTTAAATCTGAGTACATAGATGATGGAACATTTTGCATTTCAGTTTTTTTAGCAGTTACTTTCATTTTTATTTCTCTTATTCTTTCATGAGAAATAGACATTCTTAAATACGGCATCCCATTAGTCATTGTGATATTATCATGATAAATCATTAGAGATGCACGATTAAATCCATAGGTAATGTTTAAATTATCTAAAATAGAATTAATAACTCTATCTACTTCGGGAGATTTTTCAATAACATGATTTAATATACTATCATGTCTTTGGTTTATTTCATTTACTACTTCTGTTTTAGAATTTATAACCAAACGTTCGGTATATTCTTTAGTAATTATATTTAATGCAAAGACAATTAACAGTATAAATAATGTTCTTCAAACATCCTTCCAGTTTTTAATTTTATCAACTATAAATGAGAATCAATCTAGAAAAGTATTTCACATTTTATTACTTAGTTTTAAATTTTTTATTTTTACTTTGCAAATTTATTTATTATTTTTGTGAAATACAAAATAAAAATATTTAAACTAATAACTTACTAAATATGTTTAATATGAATGATCTTAATTTAGATTTTAAAACTTTACAAAAACAAATACAAAAGTTATCTAACTCAAGCACAATAGATTTACCTAATTTGTTTATCGATATGATTGAACATTTAAAGAAGGGTGGGAAAATCTATATAAAGAAGGCTAATCGTGGTAAGTTTACAGCTAGTGCTAAAAGAGCTGGACAAACTGTACAAGAACATGCTAGATCTGTACTTAATGATCCTAATGCAACTCCGCTGCAAAAGAAGAGAGCTAATTTTGCTAGAAATGCTGCTAAATGACATCATAATAAATAATTATGACTTCAGAAGATCAAAAAATCTTATTTGAGAAACTTGGAAAACAAATGAATTATACATTAGGTTTACCTAATTTTAAATTAATTAATGATGTTATTTATAAACTTTGTACTAAGTGTAAGAAATATAAACCAATGACATCTAAATTTTTTCCTAGACGCAATAATGTAAAGTGCGGATATGGATCTTATTGTAAAGAATGTGAAAAGGAAAAAGAATCTAAGCGTATAAGAATTCCAAGTTTTAATGAAAATGGAGAACTATATTGTCATGTTTGTAAAACTTATAAAGATGTTTCAGAATTTTATAAAGGAGAGAAATATATTTGCCGACAAGGATATTCTAGAGAATGCAAAGATTGTGAAAAAGAAAGGAAGAAAATTAAAAGAGCTACTCAGGAAATTAACGATCGAGATCGATTTTTATCACGATTGTTATCTGGATGTAAAACTAGAGCTTTAAAAAACAATATTCCTTTCGATTTAACAAAAGAGCAATTAATCGAATTGTTTGAAAAACAAAATGGAAAGTGCGCATTATCTAATTTAGAGATGCAAACTGTTATTAAAGCAGGCAAAAATCCTTTTAATGTTTCTATCGATAGAATTAAACCAGGGAGAGCATATTCTTTATCTAACATTCGTTTAGTATGTAATAGTATAAATACAATGCGTTCTAATCTATCAGATGAAGAATTCCTAAGTTTTTGTAAAGCAGTAGTTGACTATTTATCTATATAATAAAATAATGAAAGATTTCTTTATTAGATTATTCACTGCACAAAGTGGTTTAAGTAGTAAACGAGTTTGTGGAGTTTTAGGATGAATGGCATGTCTTATTATATGTTTATGATGTACTTTTCACGGGATACAAGCTCCAGTTATTGTAGATACTCTATTTATATGTAGTACTACTCTATTAGGTGCAGATTCTGTAGTAAAAATATTTAATAGAAAGAAAAATGAAAACAATTATCAAAATTCGTAGATGAACTTGAGAATTTCCTCAATCGTTACTAGGAGCAATACTTCTTCCGTTTTATAATAAAACTAGATTAAAAACGTTTACATATAAAGATCAGGAGGTTTATATTTATGATAAATTTCCTGGAGGAATTTCTTTAGGTTATTATGTATTATTAGATTATAATAGATACGATTGGAACAACAATAATATACGAATTAGTTTAAAAAATTCTATTAAACATGAGGCTGGACATGGCATTCAATCTAAATGATTAGGTCCTTTATATTTACCTTTTGTAGGGCTATTAAGTGGATTACATAATTTAAATTGTAGGCGAAAGCGTAAAAAAGGTATTCCTTATGATTATTACAAATTTTTTGTTGAAGCCTGAGCAGATAAATTAGGAGGAGTTAAAAGAAATGAAAGCAAATAAATATTTTGATATAAAAGAACTAGTTCCAAAAGAGGTATATGAAGAATTAGGAGAGGAAAAATCATTAGCTTTACTTGACTCTAGAGCTTTAAAAGCATTAGAAGAAGTTAGAGAAATATTAGGAATTCCTTTAACATGTAATAATTGAGCATCTGGAGGTAGTAGAAATTATTGTGGATACAGACAGCCAGATTGTAAAATCGGAGCTAAAAATTCGCAACATAAAAAAGGTAACGCTTTTGATTTAATTAGCAATAAGATGTCAGCATCTAATATGAGATACGAATTAGAAAAACATAAATTAGAATTAACTATTCCAATTCGTATTGAAAAATGAGATCAAAATGGCAGAGAGACTACTTGATTACATATAGATACAAATAATTATAAAAATAACAATATTTACTTTTTTAAAGCTTAATGTATTATGAAACTAATGGCAGATATTATTTTAGGTATTATGGTAATTACATTGATTTTAGGAATGTTATCCATCATTCCTATGGCTATTCCTGTGGGATTAATATTAATAGACGCTTTATTATATGGAATAGATACTTTTACAACAAAAGAAAATGAAGAATTGACTTAGAGCATTAGGTTGAATATTTGTAATATTATTTGCATTAATAACAACATTTATAACACATAACCCATGTTGTGTATTTATATTCATAGCTGGAGTTATATGTTTAGCAATAGATCATGTCAGACAAGGATAAATACTATATAGACGGATATGGAACAAAACGTCCTAAAGACGTTCCATTTTGAGATTCAGCAAAAGGACAATTAGTTAAGAAAGCTGGTAATGATTTGCTAACAACTGGTTCTTTTGCGTTAGGATTATTACTTCCATTTGGGAAATTAAAGATATTAAAGACTCTTTCTAGAGTACTAAACGGTGCAGCAATTGCAGATTTTGTAACTAGTGATCGAGTAACTACAGTAGACGATGATATTAAAAATGGAGAATATGGTAAAGCTGCTGTAACTGGACTTGAAGCATTATTAACTGCTGGAGCAATAGGCAGCGGATTTAGTAAACTTCCAGGAGTTCAGAAAAGAGCGGCAATGTTTGCAAGAGACGGATTAGTAAAAGATAAGATGGTTGTACACAGAGCTATTGCTTTACCTAAAGGAAAGAATAAACCTGATTTACAATATAAACGTACAGGTGAGAACGTTTACGAAATTCCTGAAACTGAAAAGTATGTAGGAAGTTATGATACAGCAGTTAGCTCAGTTAATCCAAAAGATTTAAAAAGGACAGTAGTAGAACATTATAAATTACCAGCTAAGAAAGTTAGAGTTCTTGAACACGATGTTTATCCAGATGGGCAAGTAGATTTAGTAGCATCTATATCAAATGATATACTACCTACAAGTTATTCATTTATTAATAGAGCACATCCATATAAATTATCTGAAGATGTTTTAAAGAATATACCTATGTACAATTGAGAATCTGTAGCTAATAGAATACGTAATTCATTCGGAATTAGTGGAGGATTAGGTGCAACAGGAACTTACATATATTTAAGAAATGAAAAAGGCAGCCGTTAATTCGACTGCCTTTTGTTGTTTTAAGACTTTACAAAATATTTATCTTTAATTCTTTTAAGGAACCAACCAGTTCCAATTCCAAATACATACGTTACTAACGCAATAATTGTTACATAAAATGGAAGCAATTTGATTGCTGCTAAGATTGCTACTATTACAACTATTATAATAGCAGCTAAAATTCATTTTTCTTTAGTTGTCATTTTAAATCATTGTGTGTTTGTGTTCTTTCTCTAATCTCTTTTTCAATATTTGCTGGACGTACATACCCTGAAATTAATCCATTATTAACATCTAAAGGAGTTTGTCCAGAATGAAATAATTTATGATTTGTTTTAGTTTTAACTCAATCCATGTAAGTATCTTTTCCTTTAACTGTATTAATTAGATAATCGGCTTGTCTTTTTAACATACTATCTGTTGGAATTGTAGTATCTAACATATCTTGATATCGTTCAGGAGATCAATGAATTAAGCCGTTATATTTCCCGCTAGAAGAGGGATTATCAACTTCTCCTCCACTTTCATGAATAATATTGCTAATTAAACTAAGAGCTTGTTCTTCAGGTAATTGATTTGAAATAAAATAATTATATAATCAATTTATATTTTCAGGATTATATGATCTTTTGATTGTTTTCTGAGCATTGATTAATTTTTGCAATCGATCTTGTTCTATTTTTAAATTTTGAATTTTTTCAAATAAACCTATAAACTCATTATTATATGTTTCAGGAATAGTATTTTTAAATTTTGTAGGATCATATGGAGGATATTTTGGAACTTTCATTCCAAATTTAGCACTAGCTATCATTTTACTTAAAATATTTTTGTATCTAGGATCAGTAGCATATCCACCTTTAGCTACTTTATCTGCAAATTCATTTACTGTACCTGAAAATGCTCTATATCTATTATTGTTTAATAGATTTACATGATAATTAGCATAATCTTCTAAAGAGTTAAAATCTCGAAAACTGTCATATATATATTGATCTTTTCCATTTATAACTTCTCTTGTACGCCTTTTTGTTCCTTTTCCTTTAATTCCTCCTAAATTAAATTTACCAGATTGTGATTTACCTCAGTTTGATTCTAATCCAGATTGTTGTACTAACGCTTTAGCAAAAGAAGTATCAATACCTTTAGAAGCTAATATCTTTTCATATAAAGGAGTCATAACTTTGATAAATTCCGATTTATTTTGAAAAACTTTTGGATACTTTGTTTCTTCTTGAGGTATTTCTATAATTACTTTTTCTTGAGGTTCTTTTAATAAAGTTGGAGTATAACCTTCTAATGAGGTAGTCTTTATTTTCTTTTTAGGTAAGATTATTGTTTCCTGTTCGGGAATTATATTGATTTTAGATTCTCTAATAACAGGTTGATATATTAACTGTTGTTTTAATCAATTATTCATAAATTTTAGCTTTTTGCAAAAATAAAATAAATTATTGATTTTACAAAATGTTGAGCGGTATTATATAGTGTATAGTGTATGCAATATAATATATGTGATGTATGCGAGGGGACACATCATAAAAAGTCCCCCCTGGCCTAATAAAATGGAAAATCAAATTAAAATTCACTAAGACCAAAAATTTTTCTCAGTTTGAATTTGAACCTCGCACTCCTTAGGTAAAGTGCTATAGTGCCATGTGTGCTACTACAAATCTATATCGAGAAGCTACTGACTTCCTTGAACTCTGGCAAGAGTGTCCTCGACTCCGCAATGCGATTCGTTTCGGTAATGAGTCGTGTGACAATTCCTACACTATTATCGAAGCGAATGTAACAATTACGAGAGTAAACTTTTCTCATCGTAAAGTTACTCGTAAGGAACTGCGCATCG